TCCTTGATAACCCTGGTCGCCTTGGTAACCTTGGTATCCTTGATCTCCTTGATATCCTTGGTATCCTTGATCGCCCTGATTACCATTGTCGCCTTGGTTGCCCTGGTCGCCTTGATAGCCTTGATTACCTTGGTCTCCTTGAGGGCCAGGATCAATACCTTGAGGCCCAATATCTCCTTGAACACCTTGATCTCCTTGGTAACCTTGATAGCCTTGATCGCCCTGATAGCCTTGATCGCCCTGATAGCCTTGGTAGCCTTGATCGCCTTGATATCCTTGGTTGCCCTGATCGCCTTGAGTTCCTAGATAACCCTGATCCCCTTGATAACCCTGATCACCTTGATACCCTTGGTACCCTTGATCTCCTTGTGGTCCTTGGTTGCCAGAAAACCCTGCTTCTCCTTGATAACCTTGGTCGCCTTGATAGCCTTGATTACCTTGATCGCCTTGATAGCCTTGATTACCCTGGTCACCTTGATATCCTTGGTTGCCCTGATCGCCTTGATATCCTTGATTACCCTGATCACCTTGATCTCCTTTACTCAAAACTAATTCCCAATTTGCTGGATAAGATGGGGGAATATAACCAGCAGCACCAATAAAATTAGTCATTACATATAAAGAACCATCATATGTGACAGCATCTCCTTCATTATATGTTATGCCATTGTTATAAGTTCCCATATAATTAAAAGATTGACTACCTTGTGGTCCTTCGTCTCCTTGCGGACCTTGAAAACCTTGGTAGCCCTGATCGCCTTGATTACCCTGATCACCTTGATAACCCTGATAACCTTGATCTCCTTGAGGACCTTGATTACCGTCTGGTCCTTGATTACCGTCGGGACCTTGATTACCGTCAGGACCTTGATTACCGTCTGGCCCTTGATTACCGTCTGGACTACCTTGGTAACCTTGATTTCCCTGAAAACCCTGATTTCCCTGGGCTCCGCTTGAACCTTGTGGTCCAGTAAGTCCTTGAGTACCCTGCGGACCTTGTGCTCCAGTGTTTCCTTGGTTGCCTTGAGCACCCTGAAAGCCTTGATTTCCTTGTGGTCCTTGGGCGCCAGAACCAAGAGACAATAATGAATTTACAGTAATTTTTTTTGTGATAGCAGCGCCATTAGGATCATCCATAGTTACCAATAAATCATTACCACTAATATTAGTATTTTCTGGTAATTCGTTAATTCTTATAATTGGCATTGGTAATTAGACTCCTAATACATTGCCGTTAATATTACCACCGCCGCCACCGCCGCCACCGCCATAATAATTGATTTCATCTAATAAATTATCATATTTATTTTCAATATCCTCTATCTTAGGAGCATTGCTAACATATGTATTCAATAGGTTTTTAGATGTTGGTCCAGTTACTAACACGCTAACAATAATAGAACCGTTTTTAATTAAATTATCAACTTTGCTTTTTTTTATATCTAAAGCCATAATATGCTCCTTTATTGATAATATTATTATACACCATTATATATAACAAATTAGTATCCATAGTAATCAGGATCGTCAAATCTATCTTTATAAAGATTAGCAACATCATCCACATTTGTCTTGTTAACGGCAGTATCTAGTGTAAAATATTTGCCCGTTCTAGAACATGAAACAACAACAGAACCATTTTTTGTTTTTGTATTATCTATTTGGTTAGGTAATCTAACTTCTTGAATTACATCAGTAAAAGACGCTCTTAACCGACGAGTTTGGCTTGGTGTAATAGTAGGAGTTGGTGTTGGAGTTTTAGTGGGAGTAACACTTTTTGTTGGAGTCTGGGTAGGAGTCGGAGTGGCGGTAGGAGCATGTATAGAACATGAACCTGGAACATATATAATTGTATCACTCAAAGGCACAGAAACACAACTCAAAATACATCCTTCTGATACTTGGTCAGAATCCAAATAACTTTGATCGCTTTGATCTATTATTCCACTAGCTAAAGTAGAAATACAAGTGCCACAAGTTCCCGCTCTACAAACATAAGGCAGAGAAATATTATTCTGTTCGGCAGCATCCAAGATGTATGTGTCGGGGCCACAAGATATAGTAATAGGATCGCCACTAGATTTTATTATAGTAATTTTCAATGGCTTAGTAGGCGTTGGTGTCGGCGTATTTCGGGTAGGCGTTGGAGTAGGAGTTTGTGTTTGTGTTGGGGTGGGCGTGGGGATGGAAGAATCATATACAAAAACTCGACCGTATAATACTAGTCCATCAGGAGTACTATAGGAAAATACTCCTTTTCCTGGTGCTCCATATCCAAAATCCGGTAAATCAACTGAAGCTTGTATGCTATGGCTTACAAATCTTGTTTGAGCTTCGCTAACGCTAAGAGAATTTGGAGGTATTACAACACCAAAATTCCATCGCTTGTCGATCCAACCATTAGTAGATGCGCTATTATTTCCTGATGTAGCAAGAGTTGGAGAGAATCCTACGACACCTGCTATTCTTGATTTCCATTCTTGTGACACCATCCATGCTCCAGCAGGAAATAATCTTTTTTCTGTTGCTGTCGATACAGCTGGGTGTGGTTGTGGAAAGCCAGTTTCACATCCATAATTGCAAATAAATGGGCCAGGTGTATTATAAGTAACATTACTTACAATATCTGCATATGTAATACTAAATGATCGTAGAATGTGATCACCAGGATCAAGCTCCATAATACCTGTTGAAACATCAAAATACACTGAGGCATCTTTTTTTATTGTCGCAGTAGCGTACGGATTTTGTAAGACCAATCCACTATTTAATGGATTTAATATCAGACTAAAATATGGACCATATCCCGTTGGTGCTGGTGTGTATGTTTCGTAGCCATGATAAATACTATTTGATTTAGCATACGAAGTTAGTACTTCTTTTGCGTTTGATGAATCTATCGACCTGATAGATGATAAGCACGCTAAAACCCCAGCTACTTGAGGAGAAGCCATGCTTGTTCCGCTTAAATAGTTGAGAAAAGAATTTCCGGTTAGATCTCTACTATCATTAAAAGCATTTCTACTGTTACTAGATACAGCACCTAGTATGTCTGTTCCTGGTGCCCATATATCTACTCCAGGTCCTTTATTAGAAAAATTAGCAATAGATGGTTTACGAATTGGATCTATTGATGACGAAAAATTTTCATTTGATAATGCTCCAACAACAATCGTTTTAGGCGTTAATGGTGTGCCCCCTCTCATATAGTAATGTTCTTTACCATCATATCGGATAATTTTATTATTATAATTGATATCCCCAGATGCTGCTAAATATCTATTGTCATTGGCGGCAGCACAAATTACTGTTACTCCCTCATCAACAAGATCGTTGATGTCAGCATTAATTTGATCTAATACGACATCATCATAAAATGCATACTGAGCATACGCTGGGCCGTCAAACCATATATCTGTAGGATCAATAGGTTTGTCTGAGCAGGCGACGTACATTCTCCTAAAATTAAATCCAACATCATTAAAACTTATAGTCCCATTGGTAAAATCCGATCCAAGAATATCATCTCTGCTATGACTATTAGGATCATAATATAGTGATCTAATTCTTAATTCATTTTCGAATACTATCGGGGACGGTGTCTTTAAGCACACGCAATATGGGGTATCCTTAAATAAGCAGTTTGTGTCTACTTCTGGTGTCCAGAGATTCGGATGCATATCACAACAATAACCAGATGGAAATACAGGATCTCCATTATCCCATTTTGGTGGTTCGCATTTATTTTGTATATGGTCAAATATGAATCTTCCACTATGTTCGATGTTTTGATAAACTATACTTTTTATTTCACCGTAATATGGTGCTGGAGGTGGGAAGTCGCATTTTGGATAGTGGCAGACGTATCCGGAAGGAAGAGGTTCTCCGCTAGGATAAGTGTGTATTGCCCCAATAGCATTGGCAACTTCTCCAAAAAATTTCCAAGAACAGTTGACTATTGTTGGCCTACTACCTTGTTTACTTCTATGAAAGGCTTTTACATAATCAAAACAAAGATAAGGACTAATTTGACCATCAAATATATTAATATTGTATATATTAGCTTTTTTGGCCCAACCTTGTGTGTTTCCAGCAGCTGTACTCGCCACGTGGGTGCCGTGATCTATGCCTTGTTCGTTGGCACCGATTTTATATATATAGAGTGAAGGATTGTAATATCCCCTTACTTCTGGATCGTGCTGAAACCAATTGTACGGTATAAATCTAGATCCTCCAGTACCATCCGAATTTACTGCAAATTCTGGATGACCAGTATAAACAGGACCATCTATTATTACTATGTCAACATTCTGTCCCAGAGCATTAGAATTAAAATTGATATCAAATACTAGATCTGGGCTTATTCCGGTTTGTAATGGTATATAAAATGGAATTTCTACTTCGCTACCCCAAGTATATCCGACTGGATTAGTAACTTTCCCACTTGGAATATTTTCCACATATCCAATATCGCTCCAATTTGGTAAAATGCCAGTATAAGAACAATATGCTAATCCCCAATTTTTACTACTTCGATGAGAACTAGATGTATACTTTGATTCTTTGGAACATACAGCATTAGACTGAATATAAGATGATGGTGGAGGAATATAATTCAGTCCGGTAATTCCGCAATATTGAAGTTCTGATGCGGCGCCACCACTTGGGCAGCAATACCAATTTGATGGATATAATCCATCTGGACATTCTGTTTGATTATTTGACAAAACAATTTTGATATCTTTTTGCTCTTGGATACCTAATTCTATCGATTCTATTCTTGGATCATTTTTTAAAATTTCTGCTTCTGAATGTGTTAATTCATAATAAGTAACTCTGCTGGATGGTTTTCTTTCACAACAATTAACACTCCTATGAGGACAACAATCATTTATTCCGCAACCGTCATTTTCCATATCTAAATATAAAGAATCTAAGTCTGTATAATTTTTAACTACAATAGCATACTGTTTTGTTTCATTCATTATTATGAAATCCTTTTGCGTATACATTTAATTTGTTTATATTGATACCAATCTGCTGGAGGAGGATTTTGAGTAGTTCTAGTTTTCCAAGCATAATAAAGATATAACCATGTTTCTCCATTAGGTTCAGTATGAACATAAGGATCTGGAACATGGGCACAATTTCTTCCTTCTGGTAATAAAAATCCTGTTTTTTGCCAATTTATACCATCCAATGATTGAGCCATTGTAATAACTCTACCATCTCCTCCTAGTCCTGTTGGCGGAGGAGAACCTAAAGGAGTAGGAGGACCAACTGTAGTAGCATCACAAAAAGAATAATACACATTATTAATCTTTGTTACTTCTGGATTAGGCCAATTTTCCATCAAAGGATTAGTATCTGCTCGTAATACTTGCCATTTTTGTGACGATGGATTACTTGTTAAATTACCATTAAGAAAAGAGCTTATCGTAGCATTTTCAGCATAACCAAGGCATAATTTTTTATCAGCATCTGGAGTATAATAATCAAACCATAATTTCCATTTATTATCATCTAACATTAATGATGGTCTATGATATCCTCCATAATATCCTGGAGGACCCCATGTTGCTCCAGGTACATAAGGATTAGTTCGCTCGCTTGGCCACTCTAATATAGGAGCAGTACTTTTTGTCCAATTAATACCATCTGTTGATGTTGCTCCCATTATACATTTTATAAAATAATTTGTTCCGCCAATTGTTTTATTACCAATAGAAGAATAAGCCATATAATATGTTCCATTATAATATACAACAGAGGGATCACCCGCTACTTCAGAAGCAAATTCTTGATATGCTGGATTACTGGTTCGACTTGTTCTATATAGTACCGGATACCATAATGATGGATTCATTGTTGAATCCCAAGAGCCAGCCCCCTTGTATACCTCCCAGCCATTAATAAGATCATTTGATCTAGCATAAAATATTGCGTCATTTGCATATATATTTCCGTCTGGTTGTGGTGGTTCATTAATTGGCACTAGATTTGGATTAAAGTTTGCTGTGCTCCATCCAAAAAACCAAGCTCTATAAGGATAATTAGTGGATGATACTCCTGGTAATTTAATAACATGAAAATTATATAAATTATGAAAATTAGATAATATTGTTTTTGGGGGGGCTTCCCACTCGTGTACTTCATCATTAAGAGTATTCCAAGATAATGTTTGTATATTATTTATATGGGTATAATTAGTTTTATTTGTACACCCCGCCTGATAATAAGTTGTACCATTTACAATTATACTTGGCAACGAAGATCTAAAATTATCAAAGTCACAAACCACAACATCAGCTAGTCTAGGATTAGTCGGAACAGTAAGGTCGGAACTTCTATATGGATTTCCGCATGGAGCAGAAGCATTAATTGTATAACTATCATCCCATGCTCTTATGTTTAATCGTTCGGCGATCTCGTCTATTCTGCATAAATAAGCCTTCGAACCAGCGCCAGCAAAACATAGTCCTATAATTTTCATAGTTCCATTAATATTGGCTAGTACCGCTGATCCAGAATCTCCCGGGGCGCTTGGAAATATGCTTTTATCTTTATATTCATATTCTATAATAGAATTAAATGTTGTAATAGAAGGATTACTCTCGGTACCAAAATCTACATCAAGTGTGACACCAATTAAAGAAACACTCATTTGACACGATTGTGAAGGTGTCCATCCTTTTGGTCCAGTTGTTCTCCCTGTGCTAAATAACAAAGGATTAGTAGACAATAATGCGTCTAATTCTTGTGTTGTTGCAAATGGTGGTTTTATCGCACTAATCGGCTGTGTGGACGGGGCATGCATCCCAAATGAATTTTGAGTAACAATATTATTATCTATAAACATTGCGGCACAATCAACAGTATTTAATATGTTTCTACATATCGGAATATGTCTTTTTAAAGATGAAGATATAAAATAATTACTACCAGAAGAAATACATAAAGTTCCTGGATAGTATTTTTGACCATTAATCCACTCTGAGCTTTCAAAAGTATTATATGGATTAGCTATTTCATTAGCTTTTATTCTATCGGACGCAATGAATATATTGGATACTGCCACATGACAATTTGTTATTCCTACAATATTATTGTCAAAATTATCTATTGCCAAAAATCCTAATGTTCCGACGGTAGCGCTATACGATATTCCATTAGGAGAGTTCCAATCATGAGGAAATCTATATAGTTCTTGTCCTCCCTTAATCGGATATAAAAAATTTGGATCACTACGCAATCTTCTAATTTCTGGATCAACAGGATTGCTCATTGAATAGCAAGTCATGGCTTTGGGTATTTCTCGTTGCTCCACAACATCTGTCACATATGATGTATCTTCTATTTGTATAGTAGATGGAATAATTTCATTTTTATTCAACTCTGATAAAGGTTTTTTTTGAGATACAATAAAAACTATACCTATTTGATCTGTTTTTTGATTATTTATATATTTATATCCAAATCCAATACCATGCACATTATCGCCTGTGTCATTGTATAAGTCTAAAATTTGCTTTTTTATGGCTGGTGTTATGTGGCTCATATAAGCTCCTATTAAGGGTTATAGTCTTTCCATGCTAAAAACATAGTAAATAATTTACTCTCTGACGATGATGGGGTTGGTGTTGGGGTTTTAGTTGGGGTTGAAGTTTTTGTTGGAGTAATAGTCTTGGTTGGGGTAACAGTTGATGTTCTTGTGGGGCTAGGACTAACTCCAGGTGTCGAAGTTTTTGTCGGAGTTAAAGTTTTTGTTGGAGTAATAGTTGGGGTAGATGTTTTTGTTGGCGTAATGGTTGGCGTAGAGGTTTTTGTTGGCGTAATGGTTGGCGTAGAGGTTGGCGTTGTTTGAGGGCCACCGGGTAATAGTTCACAACTTGCTTTATAAACATATTCTGATCCACGAAATTGTTCCATCGACTGATCAGCATTTATTCTTAGTCCACCATAAGCAGACAAATATACCATATTTCCGTTTGCTGTAATGGCTGCTCCGCTAATATATCTTGTTTGGATTGAAGTGGGCTTATTAAGATCAACCAATGATTCCCAAGAATTACCTCCATCTTTGCTTACTATATATGAATAACCGCCTGGCGTGACACCTACAATTGTATTAAAATCATCAGAGCATACGACAACCGCAGCAAAATCATTAACGATTAGATTATTATCTACAGGCCAATATATATTTGACCATGTTATGCCACCATCAAGACTTCTCCACATTCCATTGAATATATCCGGTCTTTGAAAACTTGCTCCAAACTGTCTGACAGAAACCAACATTTTGCTACCATCCGCAGACACACATGCTCCATTTAAATAAGCCACAGGCTCTGGCCCTAAAATATGTTCTGACCAATTTTCACCACTATTATTACTTACAAATACTTTTCCATTACTAAAATTATTTCCTGTGGCTAATAGTTTCGAACCATTACTAGAACAAGCTATAGATGTTATGTATTGAGTAGAATCTGATGTTATTTGTATAGTTGTCCAATTAATTCCATAATTTGTGCTTTTATAAATATTTCTTCTATACCAGTCAACAACATATATAATACTACCATCATTAGATGCGCAAAGTGACGAACCTTCGAAGTCGAATCTATAAGGCCAAACTGGACCAAAATTTGTTTGATTAAAAGATGCTCCATTATTAGATGATACAAATATCTCGTTTTCGTTGTGTAATACTATAATTTGTCCATTTTTTGATATGAAACATCCGATTAAATCTGATCTTGACGATATACTCGTCCAGGATATTCCTCCGTTTATGCTAAGATGTGCCCCAATTGCTTGAGGATCCACGGAATCATTGTCGGCTATGGCAACAACTTTTTGACCATCAGCAGAACATGTTATATCTATCCAACTTCCAGGTATATTTATTAATTTTTGGAAATAATTACAATTATTTATAATTGGAGAAGCTGTTGGGGTCCGAGTTGTTGTCGGTGTTGGGCTCTGTGTTCGTGTTGGTGTCTGTGTTTGTGTTGGTGTTGGTGTTTGTGTTCGTGTTGGTGTTTGTGTTTGTGTTGGTGTTTGTGTTGGTGTTAGAACAACAATTCGTGTTGGAGTAACTGTTGATGTGGGTGTTTTTGTGGTTGTTCGCGTTGGAGTAACTGTTGATGTGGGTGTTTTTGTGGTTGTTCGCGTTGGTGTAGGAGTTTTGGTTACGGTTGGGGTTGTTGTAATAGTAGCAGTTGGTGTTGGTGTTGGTGTGGAAGTTGCTAGTATTGGTATGCTAGGAGATGGTGTTGGTGGATCAATATTACAAGATTGTGAGTCATGAGGATTTTTATTAACTATCGTATTATCTATAGTATTATTGTTTATGTGTCTACTATATTTATCTTTATTCATAGAATAGACAATTGATAATTTTTGATCACATAAATCGTAATCTGCTGTTTGAGGATATCCTGTTTCAAAATCGCCCTTTTCTAAGCTAAATTTATCATCTTTAATAGCTTGAGATATTTTATTTATATAAATAGATTTTGATTGATTAATCCCATTATTTTTAGGAATAAAAGTTTTATTGTTATTTATTTGAGGATCTGATGATATATTTTCTTTTCCAAATTCTGATGGTTTATTATTATATAATTTTTTATAAGGCTTATATATAGTTGGTTGTTGTGTAACATTTTCTCCGCTACCAGGATCTCCAGGGGAGTACCTATTGTATATAATATTTAATACGTCTTGTGGATCATTAATATATTGCCAATTATATAGTGGAATATCTCCGGTATAAAATTCTGGAGGATAATCATTGGTTTGTTGGTCTATGGAAAGTTCGCTAAAATAAGCTCCCGAAGATGACGATGAAAAAACCAAAGCCCAAATATTTATATTAGATCTAAAAATTCTTGGATAAGAATCTAATTTATCTTTTGTCCATATATACGAACGACCTCTTGTGCCAGGGATAGGGACCCAAAAGGTTGTTTTAAAGTATGTGCCATTGGCGTTCAAAATCTTAGCGTTAGTAACAATAATATTTTCTTCTGTATCTTGTCTAAGATTTGGATTATATATATGTAACATTATAATAACCTTTTACTTTATTTATATATTAATTAGGAATAATACCATGGCCGCTATCTGTAGCCGTTACCCAACCGGGCAAAACATTACTTTGTGTTGCGTATGTCCAATAATTAGATGTTATATTATTTGAGTTTGTACCAGCATAATATGCGGCCTTATACCATTCATCTTCATTTGGAAGGAAATAACGAGCACAAGAAGACCTAACCCATCCGATTGTTGTGCCAAAAGTACTAAAACCATCCGAATTGTTGTTTAATACATAAGCACCACTAATTTGATATTGCCATCCGCTTTGTTTATTATTATGAAGCCAATTTATATATCTACATGCCATTCTTCTATTTACAAATCTTACTGGTTTATAAAGCATATTTGTTTGAGTCGTGTACACATAAGGACTTGCTAATGTGCCACTGCCAGTTCTATCTATTCCGCCATAACAGCCACTCATGTATGGGTTATATAACCATAATGACGAAAGATTATTACTGTCCCCATTATATCCAGTTGTAGCAGTACTATTTAAAAATTGAGTATATTCAAAATTAGTAACAGGATATACGCCAATTTGGTAATTATAGTTTACAGAACCATATCCGGTATCAGGATCATAATTGTTGCCAAGTGGCGGAGATCCTATGTCGGTAATTGGTATCATACCACTAAAATTATATGGATTTGTATATGATGCTATTCTAAAACCTATATAATCGTCGTATTGATCATTAGAATCTGTATCGAATTCATATCTAGCATATTTACCAATAATAGTACTATTAAATGATCCTCCACGATAAACATAGCCAGTTAAACTAATATTATTTGTAGTATAACATATCTCTAAGATATTCCCATCTTGATCATATGTTCCATAAGAACTTGGACCACCATTTGTACCGGCTCTTGTAACACTAGCAAATCTTCTTAATTCTGGTGGTTTTCCTGGGCAATTATCAACGCAATAGCCCCATATTGCTCTATTATTATAATTTGCATAATTACTTAAACTATTATCACAGTTTTCCATACAGAAAACACCTATATAATCAGATACGCTATAGGGAATATCTATTCTAGATAAATTAACTTTTGCAATAGCATTTTGAGCATCATTTAAAGCTAATAGAGAAGTTATTCTATTTGGGTTGCCGCTAGCTCCGCCAAAAGAAACTCTTCCGCTATTGGGCATAAATATAACACCTGTTTCATTAGAAGATAATGTAAAAGAGTATATTTTACCAGGTTGCGGATCTGTAACATTCATTACCAAAGGAATGTATTGATCACATAGGCCACCACTAACATTAATTACATGATGTGATGATGGTGACTGAAAAGATATGCCAGCTTTATCGAATTGAGATATAGTTGGAAGTAAATTTTGATTAAATGATATCCTCAAGGAATCTCTGCATAATGAACAATCTTCTGTGGAGACATCAATATTTAAATTATTATATATATCCATGTTTTTATATAATCTAAGTTCATTTTGTTCTAAATGATTATAATTTAGATTAGTATTAAAAGCAGCTATTTGATAAATGTCATTTGGTTTAAATTTTAATATAGCATTAATATTAAAATTATTATTAAAAGCAACGAAAGATCCAGAAAGAGGCTCTATTCTACTTGGCCAATTTGATCCATCAGACGAAAATGAATAATAATATTTCTGTCCAGGATTAAGGTTTGACACTTCAGCCGTTATTGGGAAAATATAATTATAAGACTGATTAATGCCCGAAGTTCCGGAAGACTCTGGGGTTCCAGAATTAATTATATTTTGTCCGGAAGAATTTATAGACAGAATATTAACAGAAGGACAGTAATTTTTATTTAATGTATTTATGTATCTATTATAAAGATTAACGTCGATAGAATTTTCAACAATGTGTTTTATATCTTGTTTATCGGATGTTTTTAAGATATCGTTTGTTCTAAATATTATGGGTATTATTTGTGTCGAACTAGATTGGTTTTCTGATGATATGGCAATTCCAGAAGAATTTGATATAACGGCTGTTGGTGTTTCGTCACTTTGTGTTGGATACATCCAATATTTATTACTAGAAGCATCATAGTATGCGGCCTTGTACCATTCGTTTTCACTAGGAAGAAAATATTTTGCTGTATTTTGTCTAAATATCCCAGAATACGTTGCTATGCCGGTATTATTTATAATTGTTGTGTCATATGATCCCGACGCGATGGAAGATATATCGGATTGCTGGTTGTTTGTTAACCAATTGCAATATTGTGCTGCCATAATCCATTTAATAAATGTTACTGGTTTGTCTCCAAAATTATTTTTTACAGAATATACCGAGCCTGTAGTAGCACAACCATTATAGGTAATTCCTCCAACGGGGGATGATGACATTCTAGTATCATAAATATATGATGAATTAGTACCAGATGGATCTATAGTATTTAAATACAGACAATATTCGCTGTTTGTAACTAATTGATTTTGTATATTATATATATAATTTACTTGACCTAATTTAGAATCAATAGCTTGATAACAATCATCTGGCAAATTTCCCGTATTATTTATTGTAGTATATATACTATTTGGATCCAAAGGTCTTGCAAAATTTGTTGATTCATTATTTGCCACCCTGAATCCTATACAGCCATAATCTATCATAGAAAATATATCGAGCTCTTTTCGATATAGTTTACTAAGATTTAAATGATCGGAATCTGCAAAAGATCCTCCTCTAAGTATTTTAACATTTGAATTTTTTGACGATGCCCCAGAGCTAAAAGAAGAATCCAAGGCAGTGCCTAATAACGAAGAAGAACATGAGTCTGTCCATTCGTAAACTTGACCAGCCATATCATAAATTCCATATGATGAACAATTTCCGTTAGATCCTGTTGTTGTAACATTACCATTGATAGAACCATTCCAGTTTGCTAATTTTTTATAATTAGCAGTATTTATGGTTGATATTTTTGGTTCAATATCTATAACAAGTTCGATGTTAGAATATATATTGTTCATAGTAATTATACTGATGGAGTTATTGTTGGAGTTATGCTTGGAGTTGGCGATGGGGTTGCTTTTAGCAAATTAGCGTGCTGCCCCCTAATTGCGTCGGCACAAAATTCAAAAACGCTAGATATATTAGATGAATTATTAGCATCTGGTATTATTGTACCAGATAATGGAAATACAGAGCATGCCTGTGACGCATCTTTTAATCTGTAGTGGTATCTAACATTGTATTTGTTTGTATCTGGTAAACCAGATATAAAAATATTTATTTGTTGTGTAAGATTTCCTTGTCCAGACATTTCTATAGTTTGAAAATTAAAATTTGTATTTATAAATCCTGGTATTTCTTTATATGTATTATCAGATGCATTAGAGATATAGTAACTTAAGCAATTATCTTTTATATTTGTATAATGTATTGTTTTATCGCATCCAAAATCATTATTTGAATATTCTAATAATAATTCATTAAATAGTGCCTCTAATTGATTTAATTTTAAACTATCATATTTATATTTTTCTATATCTTCTTTGATAGCTTGTACAGCGGTTATAAAAGATATTTTTTCATTATTTGTTAGTGTTTTGATTTTTGCATCATTTATAGATAATGCGCTTATATTATTTATTAAATTTTTAGATAAATATTCTGTTTTTACTTTATTATATATAGGTAATTTAACGGGTAGCTTCGAGTCTTCTTTCAAAATGAAATAATATGCTTCTCCAGGTACAAGATTTGTTAGAGTTGATTTTGTATTTGGCAAAATATTATTTCCACTAGTTACAGTATTAAAAAATAAAGTATTTGACGAATTGTAAATTGTAGATATGCTATTTATTAAATTATGCCAATCTTTAGTAGCTTTACTATTAGATAATCCGCTTGGAGGAGATAACAATGATATGGGCGTCAAAGCAGTAGCTGGATATTCTTTAATATTATATATTTTATCTAATAATTCTGGATTAGAACATGGCTCAGGAGATGGACTCAAAGAAATAGTTGGAGTTATACTAGGAGTAATTGTAGGCGTTATTGTTAGAGTTGGTGTCCTAGTAGGAGTAATTGTGGGAGTTTTTGTTGGTGTTTTTGTTTGTGTTCTTGTTGGAGTGGTAGTACTAGTAATAGTTGGGGTGATTGTAGGAGTCTTTGTAACAGTTTTTGTTGGCGTGATCGAAATAGTTGGGGTTTGCGTAGGGCTCACAGAAATAGTTGGTGTTTGTGTTGGACTCAGTGTTATGGTAGGGGTTGTAGTATTTGTTGGTGTTAGTGTCCGTGTTTGTGTCGGAGTAGGACTGGCCCCAATACTTTTACTTGGGGTGGGAGTTGTTGTTTTTGTTGGAGTTATGGTATTAGTTGGAGTAGGCGTGGGCGTGGGATCAATATTTGTGATACCGCCATCACCAATACTGCTATCAAAAGATGCACATCCTATGGTGCCGATAGAACATGGTAGACTATTACTTTGAGTAGCATATGTCCAGTAACCGCCACTAGTGTCATAAAAAGCTGCTTTATACCATTCATTGATAGTGGGTATTGCATACTTAGCTTCGCTACCAGGCGTGTTTGTTCTTGATATAACAGAATTTTGAGATATTGTATAGGATCCCGTATCTATATTTGAGGATGATCCATTGTGTAACCAATTACACATTCTTGCAACGCTTAAAAAAGAAACATAATTTACTGGTTTATTATTAAAATTATTTTTAACAACATATTTTTGTCCAACTGGATTAGATGATATATAATTAATTCCTCCCCTTGGATTATTATTACCATTTAATAATGTTGACATTAATGAAGAATAAAGCTGGTATGTATTTAATCCACTAGGATCTACAGAATTTAAGAATACTGAGTATTGCGCATTTGTAATAGGACGCAACATTATTCTATAGCCATAGGATACCGCCCCGTATCCTGTTCTTATATCATTTGTATTATTTATATCATTAATATCTACACAAGATAAAAATGTATCATTTGAAACAAAACTTACAAGTCTAACTCCAATATTGTTGGATAAAGTATTGTAATTAATACTATTTTTCCCATAACAAGATATACTATTTGCATCACTATTCCATGCTCCTCCAAAAATATCTGCATAAATACTACCATCTATTTCATTTAATGACTCTAACCATTCCCATACATTCCCAGATTGATCTAATGTACCATATGCGCTTTGTCCACCATTTGTTCCAACAGAGGTGACATTACCATTTACTCCGTTCCAGACGGCTTGGTTATTATAATTTGCACTATTATATCCTATTGGCAATGACATATTATTTCCTATTATGGTAATATTGGAATTTTATTTGGACATCGTAAAATAATATTATCTACAGCATAAGTATTATCAGTAGTATCAAAAATAACTAATCTTACTGTAGTTGCTGGTCTATTATTTAAGTTATAAACAGCGCCAATTTTTCCTACTCCATTTCCAAAAGAAATTGTGCCAGATAATGGGGTGATAGAAGTGTACTGATTACTATTATAAAATCTATATCCGTATTCTTTGCCACAACATGCTCCACTAATTGTTGCTGTTAATATTTGATCCTTATTGCAACACAATTTATCTGTTAAATTGATTTCTGATCCTGGTCGAGATGTCTCTGTTAAACCGCCAGAAGGATATGTATTGCTAGTGTTATCAAATTTAATATATAAACTATTTATACAATTTTCATTATTTGATTCGATGTTTCCTTTAATGATTATAGATTCTTTATATAAATTATTAGAAGATTCTGAAACAGATAATGAGAGTATATTGTATATATTGTCATCTACAAATTTTTCTTTGGCGAAGGACTCCAGATTGTACTGTAAGTTTGGCCACGACGGGAAGGGATTATAGACTGGAGAAAAACTAAAATTAGCAACAACGGTTCCTGTTCCGTAAACCATATTAGATTCTGGATCTTCGTATAAATATTCTGGAACCAGATTTTTTATCTTAGGTAAAATTCTTGCTGGCCAATTACCATTGACAGATCCAAAACCAAAAGAATAAGTTTTTGATGGATCTAATCCAGAATAATTTATATAAATAGGCACAGATCCGCTGCAATCTATTTGGTTAATTTTATCAAAACTTCCTGCCGTGTTTGACAATTTAAAAATTGGATTTTTTCTATTTTTATTTGGTAAACAACTATCGCATTTAATATTTATATAATCCGTAAACAATAAATCCATATTATTAGAATAAATAGATAAATTAAGAATACTAAAAATATTTTTATAATAAAAATTACTAGATATGTCTATATTATTATCGTATGGTATACTATTTTCATAATTTTCGCCACTAGGATAATAACTAAAGAATGATTTTATTGTACCGCTAGTATAGCCTAGATTATCCATATTGTTCGATGGTATTGAAATAAAACCAGACTGTGACGATATTCTTGCGGGCCAATTAGAATAAACAGGTTCTATTTCATAATAATATTGATTAGAAGAATAGAGATTACTAACTGTTAAATTAATATCATAAGTATAATTACCAGTTAATGAAATATTATGATGGTCTTTTTTTACTATATAAAGACTTTTATTGCATATATCGACGTTATCGCACCGATCATCATTATGGCAATAATAGGTTGATAAAAATTCTTCGGATGTAATATTAGTTGGGATAGTTAAAGGTAAAATTTCATCAGAAGATAAAACAATATAATATGTTTTATTTGGCTCTAGAGCAGTTAATGTGCTGTTTCTATCTGCTTGTCTTTGTGTTCCAGATTCCATAGCTTTCGTAAAAAAGACTGGAATAGATCCATCTGTTTTTATTTGACCATATATATATAAAACATGATTAATAAATTTATTATAACTAGCTATATATTTATCGTTTTTTGGTGGGTTTAATAGATCAAACGAAGTCTCAGCATCGTATGTAAATATAGAATTTTTAGAATATATGATCATAATATGGCTAATTATCCAGTTAGATGCTCATTCCTAGTATATTAAACTATACACCAGTTAGAATATCTATATAGTTAACACACGCTATGCCAGAATACTGTTCTCCAGGAATTAAATTACCAATATTAATTGCTATAGAATATTTATTATTATTTTTAATTCCTTGATCTATGACACAATTATTTGAGCATGAGCACTGTTGATCCGTATATATAAAATATGTTTCTTTTTTTGTTGTTCTAGTATTTGTTAATTGAATCTCTACCACTGCAGAATCTGATCCAGATGGGACGGTGATATCGAATAGCATTCTTTGATTTTGTGACCCATGACACCTATCGTCTGTCAAAGGTGCTTGACCAGGACAAAAAAATATAAATTCATTAGGGTATACCAACAAGCAATTTTTAGTCATTATGCTTTATTTTCTATTTTTTCTTCTAGAGCCTCTAGGGTTTTTCCTAAAGTCGCTAATTGAATTTTTAAATCATTCATAACATCGCTATTTCTTTGTAGAGCATTAGCAAAAGCAGCTTGCGTTTCTTTATTAATGGCTAATCGTTCCATAATAAATTGTTTATCTTGTAGATATGGAGAATCGTTTTTAACTATATCTATAATCTCTTCTCTGGACACTATTTTTCTGCCTATGCCTACCCAGAATCCTATAAGTGTTACTATTATACCCAGACTAACAGTAGCTAAAGATTGCCAGAAATGAGTTATATGTTCGGACATATTATAAGCTCCATAAAAAAATAAGCCAGATCACTCTGGCTTATTATACACTATAAATATATCTAAATTTTTGATTATCTTTTAGAATCGTAAGACCTAGAAGATGGTTTGCCTCCAATAAAATATATCAATTTACCGGTATTTGATCTACTAGAATTAGCTGCCAAGTCTATAAATTGTTTGGAAGCCACTGCTTTATGAAAAGTGTCAGTCGGGGTTTGTGGGTCTGTTGTAAATTTGCCGGTATAACTATTAAAATCACCGTTTCTAAATGATGTGGATTGTCTACGAGTAATAATACTTTCTAATTTATGAATACCGGTAATTAGATCGGGAGCAGCTGCACCACTCAATAAAACGTCATTATCAACACCGCCTAAATTTGTTGAAATTCTTTTTGCAATAGGAGTCCTGTTGTTATAGGCAAATTCGCCATTATCTAGAGCCGGATCTGTATCTTCTCCGTCTATAACTATCGATCCTATTGAATAAACTGCTACTTCATTACCCTGATTTATAGAATCTAATACCAAAGAATCTCCAAGATTTATACCGGTTCCAGAATTGTTATCAATATTTGTATTATCAATTTGAGCATTATGAATTGACATTTTATGTCTCCATAGAGAATAATTAAACTAATATTTAGTACCCCAAAACTTATATTTTTTATTTTTTTAGATTAATATGCTCTATAAACATATGTAGACTATGAACATTAAATAATCTTATACCATATAAATCGGTCATTTTGATAACATTAGCTGCTTGTTTTTCATTATAGATATTCCCAGTAGTAATAGTATTAATTTTGCTTTTGCTGTTCAAAAAATTGCAAGCAATTAAATTATCATTAATATCATCAATCATAGTACCAGAAGAAGGTAGAACCGTATTAATACCGTAGTCCATAAATATTTGACAAACTTTAGCTAATACTTCATGATTATATGTTCTATATTCTAAAATATATCTAAGTTGTATATCAAATTCATTACATATTTCCAAATTAGTTTTTATATCTTCTCTTAGTTTATCATATTTTCTATTTGTAATAATTTTTGTAGGAATAAACAAATCAATTTTTTTTAGAAAATTATGATAACTTTTACATAAATTAGATACAGAGAAAGATCTAGATTTTTGATCAGATAGCCCAAAAGGAAAATCAACAGGACAAGCTATGCTAATATTTTTTTCTTTTATTTCATCTATTGTTTTTAAAGTAGTTAAACTATATGGTAATACAACAATATTTGTAATACCATTTTTTATAGCATCGGTAATATTTTTGATTGTCTCTATCTCATTTAGAGAATAATCCAGACAAGCATACTCTATATAAATCATAGTTTTTTAGCATAATGTTTGATATAGTCTATATTTGGAAACTGTTTTGATCCCAAAATACCATCTGCAAAACCATAGTCTACTGCTTCTGGGGCTGTTAAAATCCAGTCGCATTTATTGGCTATTTGAGAAACTATATGTTTTTTTGCGATCATTTTTTTCCACTTTTTTTCTTTTGCTATCTTACTTGATATACACCTATCTGTAAATATATCTATCATCTTATCGCATTCTTGTTCGTTCCATTGTATGGAACTCGCTGCTGCTTTGCTGTGTTCCTCATTAATACTAAAAGATCCATAATGTATTAAAACATTAGTGTTTGGCATTAATATTCTCAGATCAGCAGATTGTAATAGCACACTACTTGAAGATTCTGCTTTAGCGTAAGCCAATATAATTATATTGCATGTACAAGATTTTATTGCGTCGTACATCCCCAGACAATCTTGCCATTCTCCACCAGGAAGATGCATATGCACCAATATAGGGTCCATAGACACCATATTTAAATATCTAAGATTTTTTTCAAACATTACAGCACTTCTGTAATCAACACCACTCTCGTCTTCTCCATCCGATAGATAAGAGTGTAAATAAATTTCTCTATTATTAATATCTATATTATAATTATGAATATAGTCTAAATCTAATGATTCTTTATTTAGTTTCATCGTGTTCTACAATATCGTAAATTGTATCCTGGATATCTTTTTTTACATCAGAATCAAAAAAAGCTTTTCCAATAGCGATTCTAAATCTATACCTAGTAAAAATATCTAGAGATTCTACTCCACGAATTTTTTCTATAATATCAGCAATTTGTTTAGTAATATCAAAATTTGTATGTCCAACCCAAAAATTAAAAATTTTACCGCTAGCTGTATTTTCGTTCATCGGGATTATACCCATTGGCGTAGCAATAACTTTAATTTGTTTTTGTCCAAGATTATTTTTTATAGTTTGTTCGAATTCTTCTTCGTCCTCATCTTGATAAAAATTATTATATTCTTCACTATCTATTTCGTTATCGTCCTTTTCTCCAAAAGGATCTCTCCACTTTTCCCACATTATAAGTTTTTTTTCTATATTGCTCATTTAATCGACCAAACCATTTTTATGTATAACTCTATTGTATTCTAAAAACTTGCGATGGTTTGACTACAGGTTGGTTATATTGTACATATATTTTTTTGCTTTTTTTATATTGATCATATAATAATTTCCAAAATGTAATAATATTATCTATAAATAAATATTCTTGATTATTTTGAGTATTTATTTTAGACTCCAATATTTGTAAAATAGTATCTTTATGAAATCCTTGGTTTATAGATAATAAAAATTCCGCATATCTTTCTGCTAAAATGGCTGTTTCAGCTGGAGTAGCATTAGACATGTCAGGCAAATCAATATTTATATCTATGGTATAATTATCTAATATAGAAAAATTGATAGAACCAATAATGCCATGATTATGTGCATTTCTTGGTTTATTATGCGATATTAGTAATTTTTCTAAGTATCGGAAAATCATTTATCAGATCCTCTGTATAATGTTTATAGCAATCCTTAATTTCTAAATTGTATGGTATTAAACAAAAATAAGGAATAATAATTTTACCATCAGATATAGTCGATTCTAAATGAATAAATTTTATATAATCAGCAGACACAAGGATATATTTATCTATTAATGATGATAGTATGTCTATAATACTTTTTGTATCTTGTGTTATCTCTTTGGAGAGGACAATAAAAGTTTCAGAATGTTCGGACAACACTTGGTATTTTTGTTTTTCTTTATCAAAGATAATACAATATAGTTCAACTATAGGCTTTATCATAAGTTTTTATTGTTTCTATAGCTCTTTTTATACTCTGTCTTACGGCTTCACGAGATACACCGAAATGCTTACCTATCTTTGATAGTGTCAGGTTATTAAAATAATACATAATAATTTGCTGTTTTTGTTTTTCTGAAATATTTGCTTTGGTTAATAATTCGTTAATATTATTAGTAATCTCTTGATTTTCTTCTTTTTCTATAAGTTTTTCTAAAGGATCTTTTTCAGAAGAGGACGCTAATAGATCATATGCGTTAATATATTCTTCTACAGAATTTAAGTTATTATCTAAACTCAAAGATTTTTTATTTTTGTTCTTATATTTATTTGTAACATATGTTTTAATTGCCCATATAGCACATTGGTTTCTATAAGAATAGAGCGTCTTTTTAAGACCAGTTTTTCCTTGTCTATCTGGATCAAACCGCCAATCTGCGTACATTATTGCTGAAGCAACATCGGAGACAGCTTCTTCGTTAGACAGCATTTCTTTTGCAAGTCCATTATAAAATTTTGGTGCAAATTTTGATATGGTTTTTTTTGCTAGAGACATATATGTAGACAGAGAATCAAATTTAGTATTCATTAATATCCTTTCAAGTCCTATAAAAAATAAATCTAAGTAGTTTTACTTATCTTTTTTGGTTAATTTTTTCCATTGTTCTGGATTTGGTCTATCTTTATCTCCAGGTTTAGCTGGTTTGTATTTTTTGCCCATTCTTTCTCTCTTTTTTCTTATGTTTTCCCAGAGTCCTGGTCTATCGGCTGCTGATATATTATCGGATGCTTCAGATACATACATGATAAAATCGTGAATCGTTCTCATGTAGTCCTCTGTTATGGCGATTTTACCCTGTAGCCAGCTTTCTGTCAAGTTTTCTTTTACATGTGGCATGTCCACAGATTTTAATATTTCATTGGCATGAGTAGCGATTGCTCTTAATGATCCAAGACTCATTTCATAGAAATCTTTTTTATATTCCATCATTTCCATTTCTGGCGTCTCCTCTATCTGTTCTATCTCTGTAAAATCCATTTCTTCTGCTTTATTTTTTAAGGTTTCATTTACAGAATTTAAGATATCATGTATACGATCCATTGTTATACCTCATCAGTTAAAGGACCACCCGCAATCCACGCATCACAGGTTCGTTCGCCAGCACATTTAAAATCGAATAATTCACAATATCCAAGATTAGCAAGTTCAACTATTTTAGCGGCCTCATTCATATCTTCTTCGCAGATTCCTTTTTCTATACATTTCATAATTTTATCTTTTTTGATAAATGCAGCACAATTATAGCATCTCATAGTTTTTGCTTCTTCTATGGATGTTTTGAATAATTCAGCTTTTTTTGTCCAAAAATCTGGATTATCCAGCAAAGGATTAGCTGGTCCGTAGTTTGCTTTATTAACGCATATTTGTCTATTAGATAAGTTTATAGAAATATCTTGAGTAGCTCCTGGACAAGTGCTAACTACTTCGGTATTATTTTGCTCTTGTTCTTGTAATAATTCTGATATAGATTTCATAATATTTACCACGCTCTACAAGACCAATATCTTGCTTTCCATTTTGGACCAGGATTATCACAGTTGTGTCTTGCTCTAAAGCTTTTGCGTCTTTCTGGAATATTTTTCTTTATTTTCATATTTGGATCACCAAAATTTACTTTAACCACGTTTCCTTTATCGTTCTTGACATAAACGCTAAATTTTTTAGGACCACCTGGAGTTCTGAATGGTTTATTTAATTGAACTTTCCTTCCCTGATATTCAGATGCTTTCCCTATGTAAATTAGTTGTCTTCCATCTTTAGTATAAATACCTTTTCTGTCATAGTAATATAATTCATTGGTTTGTGGATCTCTATATTCAAATTTAGAAAATATGATATCGAATTCTTCTATATCTTCTACTGGGTATCCTAAATCTTCATAGTCTTCTTGTTTTGGATCATAAAAATTTTCTGCCGTTAGTTCTTCTTCGAAACCGAAATCTGCTTCTTCCATAAATCTGATCAGTTCTATAGATTCACATACCCGAGCCAAAACAGAATCGTTATCCGCCGTCACTAGAGAAGCCTGTCCTAGACAAATAGCAATTCTTTGTTTATTATCAGGATATTCCTTAACCATTGTGTCATTTCCCATACACCTTGATATAAATTTTTTTCTATCTTCATTTTTTTCTGGTTTTGGTATTGGCATAATTATTCCTATAATATTAGAGTTATTAGGATATACACCTTAATATATGATCAGCAGTGTTAGACCATGTGTATTTATTGGCCGTTATTAATCCATTATTATTAGTAACAATTCTATTATTATAAGCATTTCTCATATGATTTATAGTTTGTTCTATTTGATTTGGTCCTATTTTAGCCCAATTTCCCTGACCTACAAATGCTTTATTGTCAAATGCTTTTTCTGTCTCATCAATATCTATGAGCATGCAATTATTTTTGTTACAAAATTCTGTATGTGCCGAATAATCTGTTGCTATAACAGGTTTATTCATAGCCATTGTTTCTAATAGCTCTAAATTCCAGCCTTCTGCTCTAGATGGATAAAGTCCGCAGTCTGAATTTGCTATTAATTCAGCAATTTCGTATTGATTATTCATTCCATTAAATAATTTTATTCTTGGATCATTCGAATAAATTTGTTTCCATGTTTTAAGTTCATTTTCGCTAGAGTAATTGTTTGTTTTTTCAGAAGCCAGGACCCATAATTCCACATCGTTTTCTTTGGGAAAAGCATCTTTAAATATTTTATATATAAAGTCATGACCTTTTCTTATTTCCCATTTACCAATATTTAGAAAAATATATTTTTCGTTTTTTCTTGTTTTTTGTATTTTTATACTATCAAAAATAGATATGTCAACACCAAGAGGTATAACCTCTGTAGGAGTAGAAATATTATTTTGTATAATATTTTTAGCCCATTCGCTTGTAGCAAATATAACATCGGGAACACTGAGACTTATTTTTTCTTGATCGTTAAATGTGTCTAACTCAAAGAAAGGAAAAGCATAATATTTACCTTTACCCACATGATCCAATAAATCAAACTGATGCCATATTTTAATATATGGAGATAAAATATCACATTTTAATCTATTATTATACATCTGAACAATTATTTCTTTGTCTTGCTCAGAATTAATATGCGGATTTCCTATGGGAAAATATGTTATATTTGAACCCTTTTCATATAACGATTTGAGAATATTTATTGATGCTAATCCATAACCCGTATTATTAATAGGACATGAAATATTTATATTCATTTTTCGTATACTTTATTGTGTGTATTGTTTACCTGCATGAATGTTGTTTTTTTCCCAAAGTCTTTAATTTTATTAGCACCAATATATGTGCAAGCGCTTCGTATTCCTCCATAAATATCATTAATAATTTCTTCAGCTGTTCCTTTATATGGAACTACTACGCATTTACCTTCAGATGTTCTGTATTGTGCAATACCATTGTGGTGTTTATCCATAGCGTTTTTACTACTCATACCATAGTATTTTAAAGATACTTTTCTTTTTGTGCAATCAATCAAGTCATTTGGGCTTAATGGTTGCCAAAATCCTTGAGCAGTAAGGTACTCGTACTTCCATTCTCCTTCACATTCGTCAACACCAGCAAATATACTGCCCAACATAACAAAATCACTATTACCTCCAAATGCCTTGCAAACATCTCCAACAACTTTACACCCACCATCTGAACAAATGTGTCCGCCAAGACCGTGTGCAGCATCCGCACACTCCATTACGGCACTCAATTGGGGGTATCCCACACCAGTTTTTAACCGCGTGGTACACACGCTACCAGATCCTATACCAACCTTTACTATATCTACCTGACCATGAATGATCAATTCTTCTGTCATTTCTGGAGTGACTACATTTCCAGCCATAATTATGGAATCGGGAAACAAATTACGAAGTCTATATGCTGTTTTTACAAACTGTTCTGTGTATCCATTGGCGACATCCAAACAAATATTTGGAGGTTCAAGTTTAAAACTTTTTATTTGGTTGAATACATCAACAGCTTTCATGATATCTTTTTCACTTGTTCCAATAGAATAAAATGCAAGATTTTTATTGACTATGCTAGGATCTGTATAAAATGCAACGTATTCGTTTATTTTATAATGCTTATGTAGACAAGTAATAGCCCTCTGGACACCTAAAGATTTAGCCATAGCGAATGTTCCTACTGTATCCATATTTGCAACCATAATAGGAACAGTTAATAATTTTCTTGGAGAATATTTAAATTTGAATTCTCTTTGAAGACAAACCTCTGCTCTACTATTTAGTGTTGATCTTTTTGGTCTTATTAGAACATCATCAAAATCTAACTTAATTTCGTTAATTATTTTTTGCATCATATTTCTTTCAAAAATTTATCCGTATCATAACATTTCCATTTTTTAAAATCTTCGAACCCTTGCTCTCCAACGCATATCTTTGGTCCAGTCAAAATACCTTTACCCTTATAATGAGTTAGCGCAGCTAATATAGCACATATGTGATCAGTACAGTCAACTATAAATTTAATTTGTCCTGATTTGACATAATATTTTGGCATGTGCTATTATACTATAGTTTGAAAATATTTTTTACAATCCTCATTAGACTGTGCATAATTATGCTCTAGTATTTTTTCTATATCGTCATTGGATAGTTGATCAGAAATTTTACAAAAACCAATATATTTATGAATATTATCTCTATGGATACAAAGAACGTCTGTGACACAAAATGGGAATTTGTCATTTTTATTTATTGGTATTAAGATATTACCATTAATAATAAATGAAAAATAATTCATATCTTCTATTTTTTGAAAAATACTTAATGGTTTTTTATTTCTAATTCTTAGGCAATGTCCATTTATTTCCAATAGCATAATTGGTTTATTTTTATTAATTGTATCTTGAGCGCCTATGATTGCTTCTTCTTCAAAGCCTTCAATATCTATTTTTATCATAGATACTGAATCTATATTGTGTTTATTGCATATTTCATCTATTGTTGTTGATTGTTCAGAGCCTGAGTCTTCCAATACTGGCGAGCCAAATGGCCCATAATCTGAAGAAAAATTACAGTTCTGTTTTTTATCTAATACTATAGCTTTTTCTATAATAGCATTAGTAAAATGTTTAAATGTTAATTCTAAGCATTCGTAATTCTGAGTAGCTGCTTCAATGAGCAGTATTTTATTTTGTTCTATAGCTGGCACAAAAGAGAATGTTCCTATGTGAGCGCCGCAGTCTATAATCCATCCTTGTGCATTCTGAGAAAAATGTTTTAATAGTATATAATTGCTTAAGCCATATAGTTTTTTTGTTTTTAGATTAGATATTACAGGATCATCTGAATCTAAATAATAAAAATCATGATTTTCTATTTGTATCTTATTCATTTTTTTCCTTGCATGTAAAAAAGTGCCATCTATTATAGGTAATTATATCAGTATTATTTGCAATAGAAATGAGGTATTTTTGGATATCATTCCAGGATGAAAAAATCATTTGATGAGGTATAGTTCCAAATAACCAATCTGGAGCATTTTGTTTTCCTTGTACCATATGTATTATAATCGGTTTTTTTTGTCTATTTGCCCAAAATATTTCTTCATAAGTTCCGCATGGATGTATATCTAAATCTAGATTAACTATCAGAAAATCGCTGATATCCACAAGTCTTAGGTCTACTGACCTAATCGTTTTCATTAGCTGAGACAAATCATCGTATTTTAATTCAGACTTTAATATTTTTTTTAATTGATGAGTTGCCTCGTCTTCTTTTCCTATTAAGGATGGTTTTTTTATTGGATTAAACACAATAATATTCAGAGACTCCAAAAATGGAGTTATATTGTCTCTCCAACCATTCCCTCTGTCTGCAGCCCTATCCATAGCACCAGCAAGATATACTCTTTGATTTTTTAATCTATTGATCATAATTTTTTATTTTTTTTCCACCATCAAACCACCCCAATACACAGGCGCAAAATATGCAAAATAAAACGAATTCTGACATAGTATCTCCTTCTTCCATATGATAACAGATAGTCAGGCGGAATCAAGCTGTTTTTCATGAATCAATTCTAATCCAGCCATCCATTACAAGACTGTCATTGTCTGATTTCGATGAACCAAACCATTTTTGTGGAGCTACAATTATTTTATTTACATTTCTATTTAGGTACGCTGCCCACCAACTAAAAGAACTATTTGCAATTATATTATTTTTGCATAATGACATGAGCCATAAGTCATATGTAGAGCTTAATCCTTCTATAAAATGCATATTTTCATAAATAAAATTATTTTTGCACCAGGTAATATCATCAGAAAATATAAATATATTATCATAATTTTTAACTTGATCAATTGCATTATTATAATATTTGATACTCTGTACTGGATGAAATCCTTTTGATGTCAAATAATCTGTTCTTCTCACATGTATAGACAGGCTATTTGTATTGATTATTTTTTCTAATAGGGATTTGTCAATATTTATATTGTTTATATCCGGTTGTAAAAGTTTTGATATATTATCATTATATATAGCAATATATTTTTTATGTTGAAAATATCCATCAAGATAATAATTCATATTTTTATTAACATTATCAATTGATGAATCATCATTAATAACATTAAAATTAAAATATTTATATTTATTCATAATAGGTTTTTCTGTAATGTATGGAAATTTGTCTAATTCGAAATATCTTTTAGTTATCCCTGGAATTGTTAAATTAAGAAAAGATAAATCAAGATATGTTTCACAGATTAGTTCTATTGATAAACTTTTACCAAGAGCCCATTGAAATAGCTGATTTCCCAATCCACCTTGTAGTTTTATTATTATCATTTTAAGTTACTTTTTTTGCTAAAATCCAACAACTAACTATATTTTTTTCTTCGTTTTTGATACCATTTTCAGATAGATTTGAATATCCTGGCCACATATGTGTACTAAAAAGTTTATTTATATATTCATAATTGCCCCATTGGCCGACTTCTAAAATTTCAAATCCGCACGTTTTGAATAGCATTGATAAACCCATAGTATTAAATCCATTGAAATGTATTGGGGTAGAGTGCGGTATATTTATAGTAGGAACACTTGTAAAAACATAACCACCTAATTTTAGTGATTTGTAAATATTTTGAACACACACAAAGGGATTATACAAATGCTCTATTGTCTGATTGAATAAGAAAAAATCAAACTCATTATCATAATCTATTTCATGTAAATCTCCATTTACTCCGTCATAATTTATTAGAAATTTGCTATTATAATTTAATAATTTAATTTCGGGATCATCCTCATATGTATATGCTAATTTATCAATATTTATTTGGTATTTATTGATCCAATTTTTAAAATCTAATATTGTTCTAACTCTACTATAATCTCTAACATCCCATCTGTAACTTGGACGAGATAAGATATTATCTAAAAATTCTTTATCTTCATTTGATAAAATATCATATCTTGTAAGATATGTTTCATCTTTTTTAATAATAGTTGAATAGAAAAGTTTAATCTCTGATTCAGTAAATTTAATATATTTCATTTTTTATGGCAATACTATTATTAGTTGTGTATGAGGTTCCATTTATATTTGAACCACTACCATTTTATATGTTACTTTTTTTTAAGATTTCCAAAATAGAATTTTTTGTACCACTGTAATTAAAATATTTATTATATATATTTTTTCTATTTTCATTAAATGTTTTAATATTATTTTTATTAGATATTAATATTTCATCTATATATTGAATATCATTTTGTTTTATTAAAATTCCAATCTTATTAAATTCGAATTCATTTTTAAAAGGAATAAATTCATCATCATAAATATATACAGGTATAGACCCAAACTGTAAAGATTCGCATATTCTAAATGATGTTAGACCATATCCTCTAGGGCAAAGAGAAAACAAGCTTCTATTCATAATATCTCTATATGAGCTATAGTCTATAGGATTAGAAATAAAATAATTCTCTTTATCTTTAAATTGATTGAAAATCATACTTCTTATAGGATGGGTTTGTCTACCGACAAAAGAAGCAAATATATTTTTATCTATTGTATTAGTATGATAATTTCCTTGACAATTTAATGATATAGCATAACTTTTATCTTTAAAATTGCCATATCCACCTTGTGCAAAAATTATTATATCAAGATCTTTTAAATTATTTAAGATATTATCATCATATTGAATAATAGTAAAATATTTTTTATTTCTGTCTAAATTATCTAAAACTTCTTGTAGTTCAGATAACTCTGCTTGTCCATAATTTTTTGATATATAATAGTTGGTCCAAAATATTGGAATATAGATTCTATCTGTTATTGTATTGTCTATAATATATTGATCATAAAAATATTCTTCAAATGTTTGTTTGTTATTTGGTGGATATTCTAATATGTTTCTTGGTCTAAAACTTTCATTAATTTTTAACATAACTTATAACCATTTTTTAATATCTTCATTTATTTCAGCTATAAATTTTTCACTATTGTGACTATTATTTAAAAAATAACTTGAAGAATGAAGTCTATGACAGTATGATAGACCATCAACAACTTCGAATTTTGAATCTTCTATATTCTTAAATAGTAAATAAATCATATAATAAGCATCCGCAGCAAATGGATTTTTTATTTTTTGTTCTTTATCTATACATTCCAAATATGTGTTTTTATAAAAAAAATAATTGCCAGTATTAAAAATACAATCCCAAATACTTCTTCCATTACAAATGATATTTTTATAATCTTTTTTAGATAATATACTCACATATGGTTTATAATTTAGTGTTGATGAGTCACAAATAGCATGTGACGGACAATAGATAGTTTTGGTGTCTTTTTTATCTATAATAGCATCAATATAATTTATATCAATTATATTATCAGAATCTAATAATATTATCCAATCATTCTTTGATAGTGTAACAGATTTTTTTTTATTCAAAAAAGCTCCAAGATTGCTATCATTCCTATAAAGTTTAATTTTTGGATTATTAATATTTTGTATTTTACTTTTTAAGTCATTATATATTATTATATCAGAAAAATCATCTAATATAATTATTTCATTTATTCTATTGTCATTTATAACATGAGCAAAGCTTTCTATAACTAGTTCAGATCTATTATAATTAGGTATTGCAAGTGTTATCATATTTGAATCACATTGATTAAACATAGTTATTGAGTTCCTTTAATATATAAAGCATCCCCCCATTCAAAATCAGTCAGTTCTGTTTCAACTCTTTTAAATCCATAGCTATTCAGGTATTCATCAATATCATTAATTAATGCACAATTTTCATATAGTGTATTTGTATTAATTTCAGTATATATATATTTTATATTATTAATTAAATCACCAAATCCTTTTAAGGCTAGTAGCTCGGCACCCTGAATATCTATATTTAGAAAGTCATATAATCCTATGTCGATATTTTTTTCTAATACTATTGTATCCATTCTTTTAGTTTGCGTTTGTATAGTTTCCGTGATAAAAATCGATGGATGATAGATTTTATGTTTATCTAATTCTAGAATAGAAGATGATTGGCCATTATTTGTAATATAAAAATTTATTATTTGATTATCTGTATCAGATATGGTATAATTGAATACTTTTTCATTTTTGGATATCTGCTTTTTATTTATGACAGAAAATACACTCGGATTTGCTTCTATCCAAATAATATTGTTTATGCCTTCATTAATATAATCATCTCTTTCTTCCATGAGATGGGCGCCGATATGTATAACGCCCTTGGGTTTTCCATATTTTTGTACTATTGAATTAAAGGTAATTAACATTATATTGTTCTTTTTAATAAATGGTTTATGCTTTTTTCAATTCCATTGGTCAAGTTTATGGAATAGTCGATTGACGATTTTGATACTCTATAATAAACTCCTTGTGGCTTATCATTTAGGACAATAACTTTTGGATTATAACCATATAAAATAGCTGCTTGGTTTGCTAATTCCATAAAAGATGTTGCTATTGAAGTTCCGATATTTAATGGACTACCATCAGAAAAATCAAACATAGTTTTATCGACATATTTAACAATATCGTCTATATGCACAAAATCCCTAATACTGTTACTCCAAATAGACAAAGGATTTTCTTGATGAATTACTCTTTTTATAATCGCTGGAAATGGATAAACTTCATTTTGATCCTCTCCGTATCCAGAAAATGGCCTATATACAATACATTTTAGTCCAAGTTTTTGATGTGCTATTTTACATAAATATTCTCCAGTCATTTTTGCCCAGCCATATGTCAAATCTGGAACACCAAAATTATCATCGAAATTCATCAAATCTTCGTGAAGTTTTTGATGAGTATTATATGTTTGGTGTGATACAGGATACACGGCGCTAGATGAGAAAAAAATTAGCCTAGAATTATTTTTTGCACACCAATTTATAACATACGAATCTATATTTAAATCCTGAGCAATATCCATTGGATTATTTTCTATCTTTTGTCTGCCTCCCACTACTGCTGCTAAATGGATTACTATATCAAAATGCTCTATATTTGTTTTTAGATATTCTATAATATCAGACTCAATAAATTTTATTGAACATTGCAATCTATCCATCCATTGTTCTGGATATAGAGAGCTTTCTGATGACATATTATCGACGATAGTAACATCATTTGTTTTAGAAAAATAACTAGCAAAGTGCCTACCGACAAAACCACAGCCGCCAGTAATTAATATTTTTTTATTCATATAAGTGTTTTATTTTTTTAATAAAGTTTTGAGATAAATGATAGTAAGTTCCTTTTTCTTTAATAAATTTGTAACCTTGTTCTTGTAATTTTATATATTCATTATTATTATTTTTATAAAAATTTATATAGGATATTACTTCATCATATGACTGTACATATTTAACAGTATTATCTGTGTAATCTGTTGCGGCTTTATTATCGCTAATAACAGCGCAACCGTATGCCATTCCTTCAAATACTCTTTCTACAACACAAGAATTAGCTATATTTGCATCGCTATGAAACCCCAAACAAACCCTACTGGATAAATAAATGCGAATTCTATCATTTTCTGGAAGAAATAATCCATTACTGTTATGAACATAATTATTTTGTAATAGAGATGTCCACTCTGTTTTATAAGGATATCCTATAAAAAATGAATCATATATTATATTTCTTGTAAAATTTCCAACTCGGTTAGGATCTATATTACTAGAAAAAATAAATGGCTCCCATTCATTGCAAGATTTGCTAAAATTATAAGCTTCGATATGTCTATCCGAAGATTTGGGAGGATATAAATAATGCTCTCCTGTTATAATAAATTTTTTAAACGGCATATTATCAATTAGTTCTTTTTCAAAATTAAAATGCCAACAAATAAAATATGCATTTGGTAATAATTTTCCTAGTCTGTAAGCATCCTCTTTATTTCCTTGCGATACAAAATGATTAGATATCAAAAAAATATTATCTTGATTATTATATTTAGATAATGAATTATTTATATCATTTATTTCTAAAAAATTAAATCCATTATGTAAAAATCCATGACAAAATTTTGAAGAAGTAAAATAATGACTACCTGGGCATGGCAGCGTTGGGGTGTTAATGAGTATTATATTTTTCATAATAAAGTATTTCTGATTATTTTTTCAACAATGCCTTGTTCCAATTGACCTCCTGCGGCTGAACCTGGTTTGTGATCATTATGTGGATTTTGATCATTATATACTAGCAGTATTTCTGGTATATGTACATATTTGTCTTGTGTGGCGAGTTCCAGCATAGGCAAAGAATAGGCCATATCTGCTGTAATTTTAAAGTAATCATTTGATCTTGGATCTATGAAATATTTTTTATTGATATTTCTCCACAATTTAGTTTTCCACGTTCTTAGATGAGAAAATATAAATGGAGATTTTCTTATCAAACTTATATTGCATTTATCAGAAAATCCGATTTTTCCATTAGAATAAACAAATTTACTATTACTTATTAAGATATTATTTGTTTTATACGTATCATATATAATATCTATAACATTATTATGAGCTAGCCAATCATCTCCATCTAATTCTAGAATTATATCTTCGTCTTTAATTAGATTATTATTGGATAAAATTTCATCAAAATTTTTAAGTTTATATTTTTTTGTTTCGTTTTTTATAAATTTTATATTAGGATAATTTTTAGTTTTATCTTCGATGATTGAGCACGTATTATCGTCCGAAACATCATCTATAATAAACATTCTGTAGTTTTGATTTTTTTGGCTTAATACAGAATCTATACATAAATTAATATATTTTTCGGAATTCCACACGCATGTAACGATATTAATCATAATTATATATTATCTATATTTTCCCAGAATACTTTTGGTCTAGATGATATATATTCTAGTGTTTTTTCTGGATCTTTCCACCACCACTCTGTAGTATGTTGACTATTAATATTTGTAATAATATCCAGACCTAATAATCTTGCTTCGATTATAGCTCTAGGACATGTATCGTCTACTATTGGTAAAAATATTATTCCTTTATATTTAGATAAAGTTTTTATATGATCTTCATATTTTTGTATAGGAAGAATATCGTAATCTAGTTTATTAATTGTGCAAAAATTTTTGGCAACATCACATCCTTTTGCTTCGCTATGCCATCCCCCGAAACCTTGTAATATAGCATATTTATTATTTTTAGGGCTATCTTTTAAAGAATCAAATAAATTTAACGATTGTTTAGAAAAACATGAAGATAAAATAGTAGTTTTAGAAAAATCTAGCAATGGCATATGATTAGCGTATATTGATCTTTGTCTTTCGGACATAAAAAAAATATGCTTGCTATTTTCTATGATTTTATCGTAAATAAAAGATAACTGTATTAATCCAGTTGTACCATAAGGGCAAGAACATTCAGATTTACCAAGTTTCTGATGAGGTATTTCTCCTCGATATGGACAAAAATTATAATCAAATTCTATTTTTACAAATTTTTTCACAGTGTCAAATAAGAATTTAACAGTATCATCTGTTTTTTGTGCCAAACCCATGATATTACCAATAATCCATATTTGGTCAGCATATTTTATAATATCTAGTTTGGAGAGATTTTTACAAGCTATTTTAGTAGTTTCATTTAGCCTGTCTTCAAACATTGATAGTATAGTTAGATTCGTGCCACCTATTTCTATGGCATCATCATCTAGCAATACATATTTCATTAATATAATCCTTAATAATATTTGTTGTATAATTTTTTATTTCTTGCCTGGAGTCATCGGAATGCCCGAAACCCAATTCACATTTTTCAAAATCCCAATCTTGGTGATACTTTTTACATATTTTTTCTATTATATTTTGATCTATTGAATAATCTATAATTAGCCTATTGTTAATAATTGAGTCTACTCTGTCTAATATTTGTATATCTTTTTCGTTATATTTAAATTTTAGCCTATTTAATAGCCAAGATAGAAAAATTTTATCTTTCATGATTTGGTTTATTAAAAGTATGAACAGTTACATTATATTTCCCCCAAATATCATAAATTAAATCATTTATAAAATTCCAGTTGCCGCCAGCCAATCCGCTGCCAAATTTTGGACAATGTATCTCAATATTTTCAGATTTATTTAAAAAGCCAGTATTTGATAATATAAAAGATGACATGGCACCCATAGATTTTGCAAGCGCAAAATAGTTCAGTGGGCGAGGATTGTTTCTGGATTTTATTCCATTTTGAGCAATCATATTTGCTATATATAATTTTTGTTTATGTTTTGGTTCTTCTAGGACTTTTATTATTTGACAATATCCAAAATTATTTTTTAAGAAATTTTTACCTAACATATGATAATCTGCTTTTACAGATGGGAATTTTTCTGCAAGATCTGCGGCAAATCCTGCTCCGAATAAATCGATGTTGTTACAAACATGGGGAATAAAAACTGTTGCTCCATTTTTTTCTGCCAAAACTCTATTTTTCGACATTTCAAATATATCAATATTAGTAGTCATTAATTTATTTAAGTTTTTAGAATTTATAATTGTCATAATATTTTGTTCCATTTGCCTAAAGGACACTCTTGATCGGCCCACGCTAACTTATTTAAAAATATACTTTTTGTACTAATAGCACAACCACAAACCCCACACTCAGATTTATTAGAATTATATTCTGGACAAGATAAACAGATCTGATATCTATACATAATCTGATCTTTTGTGGATTTTGGTGATCCGGCATATATATGGAAAAATAAAGACTTTAAAAAAGTTTTAATTTTTATCAAAAAAATCATCTTGTTTCTTTCTTTCTTTTATTGCTATCACATTTGATTCTTTATCAAAAATAAAAATATCTATGATATCTACAATTTGATCTGATTTTATCCATTTCATATGACCATCTTTTAATGAAACGCATAATTTTTGAAAATTATTCTTGAAATCAGTTGTTAATATATATTTATTATCATTATATATAAAACAATCACCAAACGACAATTCCTCTAAATATTTCATATTATTTAGTGATTATAATATCTATCCCAATCTTCCCATTCTTCGTCGTCAAAACTTTCTTTTATTTTTTTTAGTTCTTTTTTTTGAAGATGCTTTTTTTCCTGTTTCTCATCCTCAAAAGAAGAATCTTTTATTAGATTTTTCTTCTTTATTTTCTCTCTTCTTAGATTTTTTCTGTCTGTATTATCTTCTGGATTTTTCATTTTTCCATGCCCAAAGTTCACCATTCATAATATCATCATTCCACAAAAAGTCAACACCGAAATAAAATTTTTTGTGTTGACAAAACCATAAAATCTGATTATATATTATGCAGTCGGTTGGATATATTCTTATGTAAGACATTCTAATGATAAATACCACTATAGTTACTGGGATATGGGATCTTGGTAGGTCCGAGCTATCAGATGGTTGGTCAAGAAATTTTGACCATTATGTAAATAATTTCAAGAAACTGTTATCCAGCCTAGGCGAAGATGTGCCTGTAATTGTTTTTATAGACCAAAAACATGAGGATATAGTATGGTCTGTAAGAAATAGATCTAATACTGTGGTATATCATCAAAAGACAGAAGATTTTGGTGGAAATTTTTTTCCATTCTTTGATAAGGTGCAAACAATTAGAACAAAAGAGGAATGGATTAACCAAGTTGGATGGTTAAAAGATAGCACTCAAGCAAAGATGCCAATGTATAATCCTATGGTTATGAGCAAAATGTTTATGCTGCATAACGCAAAGATATATAATCCATTTAATACAGAGTATATGTTTTGGTTGGATGGTGGAATAACAAATACAATACATGAAGGATATTTTAGTCACGATAAGATTATCCATAAATTAGAAAAAATTGTTGATAAATTATTATTTATCTGTTTTCCATACAGCACAAATACAGAAATACATGGTTTTAGTATATCAGCAATGGAAAAATATGCAAAATCAAAAGTTACAAGAGTTGCTAGGGGAGGATTATTCGGTGGTCATATAGATTATCTTTCGGAAGCTAATGCTCAATATTATTCTTTGTTAAATGATTCATTAAGCGCAGGATTCATGGGCACAGAGGAAAGTATTTTTACAATAATGACATATCTTGATGAAGATTTATATAAAATACATATGATAGAAGATAACGGATTAATATATAAATTTTTTGAAGATATAAAAAATATACCAATAAATAATATAATAAATATTAATAATAATATAAGAAAACAGTATGAAAATAATGATATATTATTATATATAAACACTTTTAATTCTCCAGAACAATTACAAATGGTTATGGATAGTTTTGAAAAATATGATAATAATTTTATTACAAAAACAAAAAAAATATTAATTAATAACTCTACTAATGATAGTTTAATAAATAAATATAATGATATATGTTTAAAATATAATTTTATAGAACATATTCAAAAAGGAAATATGGGTATATGTGGATCTAGACAATTTGCAGCAGAAGATTTCGATTCTAAAAAATCAAAATATATGTTGTTTTTTGAGGATGATATGCTTTTAGATTTGTCTAACACAGTCTGTAATGTTGGTTTATCTAAGTATGTCAATAATTTTTATCATAATATTATTAAAATTATGAATAAAGAACGATATGATTTTTTAAAATTCTCATTTGCTGAATTTTTTGGACATAATGGCGAACAGTGGAGCTGGCACAATTTGCCTTCTGATAAAAAAATAAAATATTTTGGAACTATAAAGAAAAAACCTAATACAAATATTAAATGTATAAAAACTTTCAATGGTGTTGCCTATGCTGAAGGAGAAATATACTATTCCAACTGGCCACATATAATAGATCAAGAAGGTAATCAAAAATTATTTCTCGATACAAAATGGGACCATCCTTTCGAGCAGACATGGATGAGCCATATTTACACATTAACAAGAGATAATATAGTTAATCCCGCAATTTTATTAGCGAGTCCAATTACACACAATAGGGTTCATTTTTATGAAAGTGAAGAAAGAAAAGAAAACTAAAAAAAATACTATTTTTATCCAAATAGCTAGTTATCGAGATCCTCAATTATTACCAACAATAAAAGATCTATTATCAAAAGCAGATAATCCAGATAACCTTAGAATAGGGATATGTTGGCAGCATTCTGTTGATGACCTATGGGATAATTTAGATGAATATATAAATGACGATAGATTTAGAATTATAGATGTAAATTATCTAGATAGCAAAGGGGTTTGTTGGGCAAGAAACGCTGTTCAACAATTATATAAAAATGAAACTTATACAATGCAACTAGACAGTCACCATAGATTTATTCCTCATTGGGATACAGAATTAATTAATATGATATTAGATCTACAAGCAAAGGGGCATAAAAAACCATTATTGACAGGTTATATTCCTAGTTTTGATCCAGAAAATGATCCGCAGGCAAGAGTAATGGAACCCTGGAAAATGAATTTTGATAGATTTATTCCAGAGGGCGCTGTGTTCTTTCTTCCTGCTTCATTCGATACATGGGATAATAATAAAGAACCATTGCCAGCTAGATTTTATAGTGCTCATTTTTGCTTTACTCTAGGAGAATTTGCCCAAGAAGTTCAACACGATCCAGAATACTATTTTCACGGAGAAGAAATAAGTATAGCTGTCAGAGCCTATACTCATGGGTACGACTTGTTTCATCCTCATAAGGTCGTTTGTTGGCATGAATATACCAGGAAAGGAAGAAAAAAACAATGGGATGATGATCCACAATGGTCAACTAAAAATGATAAATGTCATTTAAAAAATCGTAAATTATTTGAAATGGATGGAGAAAAAAGGGATATAGATTTTGGTAAATATGGTTTTGGTTCAATTAGAACACTACAAGACTATGAACAATATTCTGGATTAAGCTTTAATAAAAGAGCAATACAACAAAGAGTTAAAGATAATAAACCTCCGCCAGACCCAGAAACATCTGATTTAACATATGAAGAATTTGAAAATAAATTATTGTATATTTTCAAACATTGTATAGATATTCAGTATTCTCAAGTTCCAGAAAACGATTATGATTTTTGGGTTGTAGCTTTTCATGATGAAAAAGATGAAACTATTTTTAGACAAGATGCTGATATTGAAGAAATATCTAGAATGAAAAATGATCCGGATGGGTATTGTAAAGTTTGGAGAGAGTTTCAAACTAAAATAAAACCTAAATATTGGGTTGTATGGCCGCATAGCAAATCAAAAGATTGGTGCGAACGAATAGTTGGTAATTTATGATATTAATATCTCATAGAGGAAATATTAATGGTCCTATAAAATCTTTAGAAAATAATCCAATATATTTAGATTCTGCTATAAAACAAGGTTATAATGTAGAATTAGATATTTGGTATATTAATAATGAATTTTGGTTAGGTCATGATGTTCCAAAGTATGCTACCGATATATCTTGGTTGACTCAAAGAGTAAAATTTTTATGGATTCATTGTAAAGATATGACTAGTGTTAATTATTTTCTAAAAAATAAAAATCCATTGTTTAATTTTTTTTGGCATCAAAAAGATGATATTGCTTTAACATCATTAAATTTTATTTGGGCATATCCTGGACAACAACCGATATCTGGAAGCATAGCTGTGACACCAGAAATTTATAATGATTCTTTATCTGGTTGTATTGGTGTGTGTTCTGATTATATAGGAAAATATAATTATGATAAAAACAATTATATTTGATTTAGATGGAGTTCTTATAAGTACCAAAGAAATTCATTATGAATGCTTGAATATGGCACTTTTAAATGAAGGCTCAGAATTTTTAATCAAATGGGATGAACATATAAATATTTATGATGGACTAAAAACATATCAAAAATTACAACTATTACAAAATAATAAAGGATTACCACAGGAATGTTTTGATAGAGTTTGGAATAAAAAACAAAAATATACTATACAAAAATTAGGTAATTTAAAAAAATCTAAAAAACTTATAGAATGTTTATCAAAATTATCAGAATCTTCATATAAAATAGTATGTTGTAGTAATAGCATAAGAAAAACGGTTATATCGGTACTTCATAAATTAGATATAATAGAATATTTTGATTTAATATTATCAAATGAGGATGTAAATAATAGTAAACCACATCCGGAAATATTTTGGAAAGCAATTTCATTAATGAATTGTTTACCAGAAGAAACATTAATTTTGGAGGATTCTCCTCATGGTTTATTAGCGGCAAGTAGAACTCATGCAAATGTATTAAGGATTACAAATCCTGATGATGTTGATTACTCAAATATAGAAATAAAAATCAATAAATTAAATTCTTTAGAAAAGAATCATGTTTTAACAAAATCTCCAAAATGGGTCGATGATAAACTAAATATTCTTATACCTATGGCTGGTGCTGGAAGCAGATTTGAACAAGCAGGATATACGTTTCCAAAACCTTTGATTGATGTTAATGGTAAACCAATGATACAGGTTGTCGTTGATAATTTAAATATAGATGCTAATTATATATTTATAGTTCAAAAATTACATAGAATAAAATATAATTTAGATACTTTACTAAATTTAATATCTAAAAATTGTACAATCGTAGAAACCGATGGTTTAACCGACGGTGCCGCATGCACAACTTTATTAGCTAAAAAATTTATTGATAATAATAATCCACTTATAATAGCTAATTCTGATCAGTTTATAGTATGGGATTCGAATGAATTTATGTATAAAATGAATGAAACTAATTGCGATTCAGGTATGGTCACATTCGAATCTATACACCCTAAGTGGTCATTTGCTAAATTAGATGAATTAGGATTTGTTACTCAAGTAGCAGAAAAAAATCCTATATCTAATATTGCTACTGTTGGTATATATTATTGGAAAAATGGATGCGACTATGTGAAATATGCCGAACAGATGATTAATAAAAATATTAGAGTTAATAATGAATTTTATGTTTGTCCTGTTTTTAATGAGGCTATAAAAGCTGGAGTTAAAATTAAAACATATAATATACAAAAAATGTATGGATTGGGAACGCCAGAAGATTTACAGTTTTTTTTGGAACAAAATATAAAAACTTCTTAGATAAATAATCAATATGAAAAAAATTATCACTGAATATCATCAAAAATGTTCTGAGCATTCCGATATAAACGAACATTTACCCACACTATTTGAATATGCAACACTGTGTAAAACAATAACTGAAATGGGAACTAGATTTGGTTTATCTACGATTGCTTTATTAGCATCTAATCCAGTAAAAATGATTAGCTATGATATTAAACCTTATTTTAATGAAATAAATAATTTAATAACTTTAGCTAAAGAATATAATATTGATTATACTTTTATAACAGCAGATGTTTTATCTATAGATATAGAATCAACAGATCTTTTATTTATTGATACATTACATACTTATAATCAGCTATTTATGGAATTGCTTACTCATTCAAAAAAAGTAAATAAATTTATTATAATCCATGATACATTTACTTTTGGTTATCATGATGAATATATTTATGATCATGCTAGTGATAAAATCAAAAAACAGGATTATTTAAAAACTGGATTAATTGCAGCAATAGATGATTTTTTAGCTCTAGAAAGTTCTAGTGGCTGGACTATGCATAAAAAATACTTAAACAATAACGGATTAATTATATTAAAAAATGAACACTAATATTAGCTCTATAATTTTTACTAATGAAAAATATATTAATATTTTTAATATTACTTTACCAAGATTTAAAAAATATTTAAAAGATATTACTAAAAATATATATGTTGTTACAAATAAATTTAATAAAAATACTTCTATTAATTTTGAAGAAATAAATGTTATTGATGCTAATGTAAACTTTTCTGCATCCGGCAATCACTTTGCACAATCTATGCTTAAAGCTCTTAGAAATATAAATACAGAATATATTTTATTTTTTTGTGATGATTATATGATAAATTCAAAAATTAATATTAATAATTTTTATTCAATATTAAATATAATTAAAAGTTATAATTGTGATTTTTTTTCATTTGCTAGTTTAAATTATTGTGATCATATTATATTAGAGTGGCCAAAAATAGAAACACATTTAAATAAGTTTCAAATGTCTGGTGGTACATTATATAAAATTCCAAATAGTTATAGGCACTTATATTCTGTCCAGCCATGCATCTGGAAAAAACAATCTTTTATAGAATTACTTGAATATAATCCAGAATTATCAATTTCTTCTTTAGATAACACAAATATAAAAAATAAAAAAGGATATTATCGTAATTTAAATTATGAAACTAATTATTATGATGAAACAGATATTACATCTTTGGATTATAATTTTACAAATTTAATAATTAATTATCCACCACTATCATATAATATTGATGATAGGCCAATAGGTTCTAATTATCTTGTTTTTGACTACGGAGAAATAATTAGACATGGTAGATTTATAGAAACAGAAACAAACTCAAAAAAAATACTTATGGAATTTTTAAAAAATAACCAAGATCTTAAAGAAAAAGTAAAACAATTTTTATGAAAATTTTAATTTTGGTATTAAGTTGTAATAATAATGGTTTTTCTGTTATGGATGATTGTATTAAATCTACCTGGGGCGGCGTCAAAACACCTTTTACAGAAATTTTTTTTTACTATAATAAATTATTAGACAATAATAGTACTAAGTGTTTAAACAATAATATTTTTATAAATGGCTTAGAGTCTTATTCTAATATAGGGCATAAAACTATTAAAGCTTTTGAATATTTATTACAAAATAAAGAATTTGATTTTATTTTAAGAACCAATAGCTCTAGTTTCATACATCTATATAATCTAATTAATTTTTTAAATGATAAACCTAAAAATAAATTTTATGCAGGATATCCGATACCATATCATACAGAGGATTTAAATATAGACTTTGCAACTGGATCAGCTTATATTATAAGTAGGGATTTAGTGCAATATATAGTAGAAAACCAAAATAAATGGAATTATAGTTATCCAGATGATATGAGTGTTGGTAAGCTATTATTCGATTATAAAATTAATCTTATACGTACCAATTGGATTAAATTTACAGAACCTCCTACTAATAAAGATATACTAAAAGATATTGGTAATAATTTTCATCTTAGATGCAAAATAGAAACAGAGTATAATCCCAGTAAACAATGTCAAATAATGCAAAGCTTATATAATATTATATATACAACAAACTATAATCTTTAATCATAACTTTCTTACTGGTATACAACTAATACAAAAAGGTAAAATTAATTTATGAATATTATAATAACAACACTCAGTCTAGGCGAAAATTATACAAGAGATTATACATTAAGAATGATAGAAGATGTCTTAAATCTTTCAAATATTGATATATATATCACTACCGACTGTAGGTATGTGATAGAAGAACATTATGGCAAGCATGATAGAATTAAAATTAAAGAAATAGATAGATCAACTTTAAAAGTTAGGCTCCCAATAGGAAAACAAAAAGCTTCTTCAGATTTTAATTTTAATATGAGATATTTATGTTTAGAGCATGTTCAAGATATTGAAGATGCTTTAATCATTTTTACTGACTGTGATAATTCTTTCGATTGGTGGGATAATGATATTGTAATAAATTTTATAAATGATAAGCTAAACCAACAATTCGATTTCTTTGGCCCAAGAACAGATTTAAAATTTCAAATCGTTCTAGATACATTTGCATCAAATTGTTTACAGGATTTAGATAAAATAGAACCAAATTATGATAAATGTACAATTTTTTGGCATAAATTATTTAATTATGATTTAGTTGATAAAAATACCAAAATAATCAAAGATTATCCTAATCATCCGTGGAGTAACGCCGGCCTCCCTGCAGAATATTTATTATTATTTTATAATACAAACCAAAAACTAAAAAAAATGGTTAAACAATGGAAATTTTTTCATGATTATTTAGTAAATAGAGATTATTCTTATGGTACATGGGCGGAGGGTTTTGAAATAGGGGTATCTGCATACTTAGCTGGTTTTAATAGCTATGATATCTCCTTTACTCATCCTATATGGAATAAAATTTTTACTCCAAATGGATATAAAACAGGTCCCAGAGGAGGTATAGTACATAGTACTGAGCACTAAAATGAATTCAGAATACATTATATCTTACGAACAAGGATATAACGACTGGTATGTTAGTGAATTTTATAAATATTTTCATAATAGTATCCAATCCAAACTTAATATTAATTTAACTTATGAACCGATATCGTTATTTGCTAATAGATTTAATCATGTGCTAGATAATAATTCTGATAGTTTATTTAATTGGTTTAATTTAATACTATATAATAAAAACACAGAAAAGTTTTTTGTTCATAGTTGGTATGATTACTCTAATGCTACAATTGAATGGTGTAATAAACGACAATTAAATATTGTAAAATTTTCTGCTGTATCAAATATTAGTAAATTTTTAATAGATAAATATTCTTATGTTTGTCCATCCGTATATTATTTAGAAAATTGGTCCGATCATGATCTAATATCAAATTTTAACAACAATATCAAAAATTATGAACAAATTTATTTTGCCGGAATGGCTCATGGTATCAGAGAAAATATATTAAATGTATTAAAACAGTATGATAATTTTAATATATATATTAAACCACATACTATAAAACAAAAAAAAGATTATTATAATGAACTTTCTCAACACTTATATGGGTTGAGTTTAAATGGCGCCGCTAATATCTGTTATAGAGATTTGGAGTTATTTGGTCTCAAGGTATTAAATTTAAGGTCTCCATTTGAATCTAATACTCATAATCCATTACTAGAAAATATACATTATATTAATTTTATAGATGAAAATATTACAAATAAAATTTTAAATTATCAAAATATAGATATAGAAATATTAAATAAAATAGAAGAAATTCGAAATTTACAATATAAAGAAAATATAATACAGAATGCATATGAATGGTATGTAGACAACTGTTTACCAATTAATCAGTTTAATATTATTTTTAATTTCTTAGAAGAATTAACTATTTTACAATAAATTATTTATACTGATAATACCATAACCTTGATATTTTTTAGATTGATATAATGGGTTTGATAATTTTATTGTTTGGGTTTTAAGCACTTCTATATAATCTTCACATGTATTTAGTTGATACTTTTTATATTTTTTGTTGTAAGAACATAACAACGACGCGCATCCTACAACAAACGGATTGCTCATACTTGTACCGCTCATCAGCGCATATCTATTTCCTGGTACACAACCTAATATATTGAATCCTGGTGCTAAAAAATCCAATGATTCGCCACTACATGTAAAGTCTGTTCTTTCTAAATTCTCATTTACTGCTCCTATTGCGATAGTATGATCATATTTTGCTGGATACATAATATCTGTATCTTTTCCTGAATTTCCAGCAGCACAAAAAATTATACAACCTTTATTTGCAGCATAATCTATAGCTGTTTTTAGATCAATAGAAGATTGATGAGATCCTAAACTCATAGTAATAAAATCTACCCCGCTATCTGCTGACCATTTTATTGCATTACATATATTACGAATATTTCCATTACCATTATCCCCAAGAGCCTTCACTGCTATAATTTTAGTTTTAGGAGCAACGCCAACTATTCCTGTTCCATTATTTTCCGCCGCTATTGTAGAAGCAACATGAGTTCCATGCCCAGCAACATCTGTTGCTTTTTTACTAGAATCTACAAAATTTGCACTATCTATAATATTATTTTTAAGATCCTCATGATCCATATCGCATCCAGTATCTATTACTGACACAATAACATCTTCTCCTTGTGTTTTATTCCATAAAGATTGTATATTAAACTTTTTTATTTCCCATCCACATGTTTGTTGAGTATCTGTAGTTATACCAAACACATCTTCTCTTATATATGGCAATAAACCTATTTTATTTTTCATTATATTTCTCCATAATTTTAATTGTTCTATCTTTAATCCATTTACTAAATTTGCTAATCCTTGTATGGCCGCATTCGTCTGTATATGTTGAGTCTGGTTTTTTATCAGATGCCATCACACAAGAATTTATTCCTGCTAATTTATTATCAATAAATAAACCCCCTCCACTATCTCCGCTTGCTATCATAAATTCTAAAGATGTTCTATTATTGTCTTGTCCGGACGGTGAGCATATTAATAAATCATTTTGTATACCATCTATTATATTCGATCCTGCTCTTCTATGCTGATCTGATTTAACAGCTCCAGTAATAAAAGTTCCGGTTAGACCATAACCAGACATACTACATAATTTATTTATTTCATCCGTTTCTTCGTATAATTCTGGATAATAATTTAGACCAATTATATTTTCACAATAACCTATTGCAATATCATTATGTCCAAAATCATCAGGATTAAAATTTTGAGGATATTCTAAACTAACAATATTAATAATTTTATCATTTATTGTTATTGTACAGCTTTTTGCTCCTTTTATAACATGAGCAGCAGTAAGAATAAATCTATCGCTTATAGCAACAGCAGAAGCACAATATTGTTTTTCGTCACCACCTATACCACATAATTTACCAACATAATTAAATTTTTTTCCATAATTTATATACTCTATATCTTGGTTTAAAGGATCTATTGTTCCAGACATAGCAGTAGATATATTATATAATAAAAAAACTAATAAATAAAAATATTTCATGATATTCTCCAATCATGATGGCGGACAACATTTACCGTCAGTATATGACCAACCTTGTGGGCAACATATTAAATCTCCATTAATATCATTACCACAAGATGTATATACAATTGTACTTGTATTTATGGCTTTTGTTGTAATTGTTTGTTGAGTCGCTACTATATACTGTGTAACAATATAATTATTTAATATAGAATTACTGGTTATTATATTTATAAATAAATTACCAAAAATATAGTCATATGTAACAGAGGTTATCCAATTATTGTTTGAGTCATATATATCTAATGTTCCTCCGTTTGGATCAAATCCTATTGTGGATTCTACTTCTAGTGTTTTTGGTATAGGACATTCTTGTGCTGGTCCTCCTGGTGGTGGACTTGGTGGGCCTGGAACTCCGGATGGCGGCGAAAAAGGCGGTGCGTACGGAGGAAAAGTAGGAGGATTTTCTGGGGATGGATCTTGAGCGGATGGTGGACTTGGCACTCCTGGTGGTGGCGGCGGTGGTGGTGGCGGTATAGTTCCACCTGGATCATCTATCGGTGGTTCTTCTTTATCTTCGCAATTTCCGCACTGTCCATTTATAAAATTCCCTGCACATGGAGATCCTGGATCACCTGGTGGCAGCTGGCTAAATTCTCCTCCTCTTTCTTCGCATTCTTCTTTACATTCGCATTCCGTATATGATTCTCCTTGTTTTTTTAATTGCCGACACGTTAAAAGACTGTAGCATCCGTTACCGTCTTTATCAAAATAACAAGTCGCACTTGATGCGCCATCCACAATGCCACCATAAGTTGGTCTTTTATAAAAACCACATATTAAATCAGGATCTTCTTCAAAATCGAAATCCTCTAGATTTTTAGAAGTACAATCTGCTTTAGATGTTGCCTGTATGCATACCTTGGCTCCCGCTGAACTGCTATACTCGTCGCATAATTTTGGCACAGCACAGCATTGCGAGCATGTACTGTCTTCTGATTCATTATTTTGTATTTGGTATATATTGTTAAGTTTAAAAATTTTCATTATTGATCAATAATTAATGGGTCTTGACATACCGAAGGATATTTTGGTAAAGGAGTTGGTTCTGGCAAAGGATTATTATTTTCGCAATCCTCGCTTTCGCACAAGGCATGCAAACAAGATAAATAAGAATCAAAATTACCATTAGGATCTTGAACACAAAATCCATTGAAACACCTATAGTTAGAATAACATTTACAATTACAGATTTTTTCAAATAAAACAATATTGTCTATAACTGGTGCTAATATTTGTAATTCAGAACATGGGTCAAATATTTCTGGCTCTGGAGTTGGCGGCGGTGGAGGTGGAGATGGAGGAGGAGGATATTCTGTATCTTCTAATTTAAAAAGTATTGAATTGTTAAAGCCATCATATGCGACAATAACTGGACCATTATCTAGTTGTGTGCCAAAAACAGAGTCAATAGATTCATTATTAAAAATCATAGATCCACTAATAGGAGTATCTGATACATATCCTGAAGGTAAATCAACAATTGTAACCGGATTATTAGATTGACTTACTTGAAATAAATCACCAGATGCTATTCCAATTTTTCTATTGAATACAATAGGACTAGCAGAAGAATATGCTCTAACATATGTGTCTCCTGTTCCTCCAGCACAACTTAACATAAGTGGGCCGATATCTGTACCAATTTGTGCTTCATTAATCGATGGAATATATTGTCCAGATGATGAGTATTTTATAAGATTCCACTTTCCGAACCACGATCCGATTAGGTCAGTATTCTGTTCGGACCATGTTACTATAATAGAAGCATATTGTGGCTCTGGCGGCAATAAATCGCAACAATCAGCACTTATTTCTTGTCTAGTTATTTTATCGACACAAACCCAAGTTAAATTTCTATACTCGTATGTTCCAGTAGCATATTTTTCACACGGATTAGGCGATGGTGGCGATGGGGGCGATGGTGGCGATGGTGGCGATGGTGGGGGCGGTGGTGGGGGCGGTGGTGGTGGAGGAGGTGGAGGTGGTGAAGGTGGTGGATCAGTTGGGTCGCAATCAGAACTATCGCATTCGGGACAATTAAAACAATCGCTAGGCTCACCGGTTTGTTCAGTAACACATTGTCCGCATGTTGGACTACCAGGCGAATTATCGCATACTGTAATAGTATTACAACAAGGATTCGTATCATTACATGGATTCTGGACAGAGCATGGTCTTATACATCCAGGACCAGAACAATCACCTAATATTGCACATCCATTAGCATCATATCCTTTTAAACATGATCTATATACATTATCAAAACCAATACATATAGATACAGAAGTTTGTCCTGCATTATTCTGATCGCATGGCAATGTTTGATTTATATCAACACAACTTATACAGCCACACGGTTCGCTGGTTTTTGTCCAATTTCCATTTTCGCATAACCAAACGCAATTTTGACTAGAGCATGTGCAATTACCTCCTTCAGCATTATTTTGTATATTTATTGATTGAATTTTAAATGATTTCATAATATTTTAGCCGCTATAAGGCAGCCTTTTGCAACAGCGTGCAGAGGGTCACTTGCGTGTTTAACTTCTTTTATTCGTAGAGGAAAATTATTTTCATTTATTTTTTTAGTAAATTCTTCTATATATCCATTAGCCTGAGATGTTCCTCCAGCAACAACTATTGTTAATGGATTTTTAAATTTAGGCAATAATTTATGTCCAGTTAAAGCATGACTCAACTGTTTTGTCGTATAATCAATAAGTCTTTCATAATAAGCCGATACTGCCGCAAGAACAGGATTATCGTTTGTTTCTCCTATTTTAAAACCACCAGCCTCTTTTTCTGCTTGAACAACACTGTCTGGTTCGCCTGTTGCAACCGCACTCATTCTATCAACCCAATCGCCTGATTTAGTAGTACTAAATGTTACCGTTGGTTCACCATTTAACATAACACAAACATTAGTCATTCCTGCTCCGCAACTTATTCCTATCCCAGTATAATCGTCATTCTCTAACTCAGCATAACACAAAGCCTCTGCTTCATTTATAGCTTTTGCATCATATCCAATTTCAGATAATATTGTTTTTACAACATCTTCATGATATCCAACATCAAAATCTTCGTCTTCTTGATCTACTGGTTGAGCTGGAATACAAAAGATTAGTTTTTCTCCTCCTTGTTCTGATTTCTGTACTACTTCTTGCAAAATAAATGCCAATATTCTTTTAGCGTCTTTTTCTTTTGCTGATACCACTCCTTTATACATCGGGCGCCGTGCTGTATCATTTCTTTCTACTGCTTTTTCTATTGCGTCTTTACCTAATAATATAAATGATCCATCACTATCTTTTATAAATATTTTTCCGCTCAATCCTTTTTCTATCATTTTTGTTGCAACTGGCGTTGTTGGTTTAATAATATAAAAAGCATCTCTAAAATCTTTATATGATATATTTCCTGATTTTGTTTCTTCTGACATAACTATAAAACTTGTTCCTACATCTAAACCCTTTGACATAATTTTATCCTTTCATGCTCTTTAATTTATTTATTGATGATGAAATATTTTCATTTGAGGTGGTCGATTGTGCTATGTTTTCGTATTTTTTCTCAAGATTATCTATTTTTATATTTGTTACAATTTTTTTATCATCTATATCTATACTATTTTTGAGTGTTTGTTTTTTGCTTTTATCTGATTTACTATTCATCCCGCTGATCGATAAGGTATTTTTATTAAATAGAAAACATAAAAAATAACCAAGTATAAAAAATAATATATTTACAGACATAAACAATGATACTATTAATATTGATAATATATCCATAAATAATTATCCTATATAAAAGATTACACCTAACTTAATTATTCATTAAGTCATTTAGACTACCATTAAAATAATTACGATATAAAGGATCTTTCTCAATTGGCCAATATCCACCTTCTGGATTTGATGTCCATCTCTCTATTAAAGATTCATTTCTTTTAGCCATTTTATAGTAGTGCCTCCAGTATCTGTTAACTATATATGCTGGTGACGAATGATACCAGCCAACAATACACGATCTATCAAAATTACTACCAACATAACCATGAAAACTGTTGTGACAAATTTCAAATATAAATAATCTATTATTTACCGGTTTAATTTCATCTATTTTTTTACCCTTGTATCCGTCATAAATTCCAGTACCTCCGCCGTAATAATCTTCTAAATTTTTAGGATTATTTAAGTAATACAAAAAAGCTATGCTGCGTATAACTTTTTCTGAATCTGGTTGCTTCCCTAAACTGTCATCTGTATAAAAACAATTATTGAGAATTAATTTTTTTTTATAATTTTTGTTGAATGAACATATATTCATATCTCTATGTATAAATCCATCTTTTGATGGAGACTTATGAAAATGAGCAGACGGTGACATATATTTTGTTACTTTAATGTCAAAAGTTTTTTCTGTGAATGTTTTGAGCTCATTTGATATAAAAAAATCATATCCCTCATTACAATCCTGTTCTGACAATCCTGATATGTAACCTTCGTAGTTGCTTGTTGCTCCAGGTTGATCTTTATAAGGTACTGTTCTATCTATAAATGATTTAAATCTTTTACTTATTTTTAAATATGTTTCGCTATTAAATAGATTGTCTATTACTAAATAATTAAATGGTTTATTATAATATTTAAAATTTATATTATTAGAAATATATTTGTGATTTATTATTATTTCTTGTTGATCTATAAACATATTTTTTTCTTTAGTCTATTAGACTCAATAGATTTATTAAAATCAAAATAATTACTAAATTGTAATTTATCATTTTGTTTTAAAAAATATTCATTGTTTTGCACTGGTAAGGATAAATTTTCAATATGCAATATTGTTTGTAAAAATTCAATTTTTTCTTTATTATTTAAAAATTCTTTTTCATGAATTTGTTCATAAGATATTATGCATTTGGTTTTGTTAAAATTTTTATATATATTCATTAAAAGTTCAATATTTTTTATGGTTTGGTTAACATATATATTGTATTTTGTTTCATCCCACTTTATTTCTGTATTATTATTTGTATTTTGTCTATTTTTTTGATCGGAGAACCATACTCCAGTAGCCATAGCTTTTTCTAGACTATAGTAATTTTTAATTAAATCTTGTCTATAATTTAAAATTATATAATCTATATTATCATATAAAAAATCTATAGAAATATATTTTAGATGCTGAGGAAATAATTTGAATACTAAATTATAATTATTTTTTTTACATATATTAATAAACAATTTTAAAATACTTTGATTATAAATATTTTTTTTCAAAATATTGTTTTTAATATTATTATAATTATTTGTGTCTATAAAAAAGTTATTATAATGATATACTGATAATAAAAAATTCATTAATTCAGTATCAACATTATATATTTTTGCTAATATTTTATAGCATTTAGACATCCATAATAATGGATCGTCGCTAAATAATTCATGCAGGGATATTGTATTTTGAACATCAAAAACAGAAGATAGCCAACCAGATCCCGTTCTTTCGTATGTCAATATGCATAAAGTTTTCATTGAATAATTTGTAATCCATCATTATCTATATGAATAAAGGTATTATTAATATTATTTAAAATATATTGCAATAAATATAATGAAAATTTTCTAACAGGCATATGGTACTTGTCTGGTATTACTATAGTATCAGAATTTTTCCAATATATGCTATTATTTTTTTCATAGAATCTATTTGTATAATCATTTTTCCCATATAAAACACAAGGTCTAACTATACATATATTATTAATTTTTGTATTTATTATATAAGTTTCCAATAATTGTTTATTTTTGCAATAATTATGCAGCCAGTGACTTTCATCATTTAATACCGAGTCTGAAAAAACACATAAAGTTGAAATAATTATATATTTATTGTATTTAATATTATCATAAATATTTAAAAATTGATTTACATTATAACAAGAAAAATCTATAACTATATCAAAATATTTATTTTTTAAATTAAAACATTTAAATTTATCATTTCTATCTATAAAAATTTTTTTTAAATCTAAAAATAAATTAGTATTTGTTACCCCTCTATTTGCTAAAGTTGGATATATATTATTTTCGATGCATAGTTCTACAAAATCTCTGCCAATCATTTGAGTTCCGCCAATTATCAATATTTTTGTATTAGGTATCGATGAGCATAAAGTTTTATTATGCATATGTCACTGTGATTCCCGGAAAATGTAAAATTCCGCTAGTCCCACCAGATAGATTTCTAGGAAAACCAGATTCTGCTATATAACTAACTACACTGTTAGTTAACCAATTGAGTGCTTGTTCAGGAATGTTGCTTGATCTTGTAACATTCCCATCAGTAAAATAACTAGCTATAGCACCACAAACTTGAGGACTAGCTATGCTTGTTCCATTCAATCTAGCCAAGCCAAATCTTTGATCAACAGGATCATTTGCAAAAAGCATATAGTTTCTATGATCTTTTATAGAACTATTTGGTACATTGTTGTAACTACACTGTTTGTTTATGTACGTGGAAGATATTATGCTTTCTCCAGGAGCCCAAATATCTATGCGCGGTCCAGTAACACTAAATGAGCTTTTTTGTTCTGGATTGGATGATCTTGTGTATGAACCCACACAAATAGATCCATTTGCTGCCCCAGGACTTGATCCCTGCAAAGGATAATCATCATATATATTATCTCCCCACGGTAACCCACCCATCCATGTTGCATATGTTCTCCCTATTGATGCATCACCTTCATATACCATGTTATCTCCATCACATGGAATTGTTGGATTTTGCTTTAAAAAATAACAAAAATTAATAGTTAATTTTGTATTAAACATATCATCTTCGCTTCTGTATGCTATATCAGGTAAATTTCCAGCAGCGCCAACAACGACAACACCATTATCAACTAAATCTTCTATAATAGAATCCATAAGAATATTTCTTACGCTATGATATCCTATATATTTAGTGACATATTTATCACTAATCGTCAAACAACGATCTCCCGCAAAAGTCCAGGCGTAAACGTCTGTGTTTACTCTAACTCCTAAATTTTGTAAATATTGATCAGTAAATCCTCCGCCATTAGTAATATATACTTGAGGATTGCTAGTAAACCATCCAGATGGACATGAAATTGGATTAAGTAAATCATTGTCAAAATTATAATAATCAGGATCAGTGCGATATCCTTCAGCAGTATCTGGACAGGGACAATCTTCTGCTGATAAACAATCTCTGCTGCCTGGCTGACAATAACCCCCTCCTGCCGGATCCGGGTGCCAGTTTCCGCTAACAGCAACAATTTTTCCATCAACTATAGAAGCCCATGCATAAGGACCACCATGAAAACATTTAAATAGATTATATGAAAAGGATGCTGCTGGTTTTGTTTGGTATTCTCCGCCCAATAAATTTTGACTAAAACTTGTTGATGTTAATTGAGTTCTTTTTTCTACTATTTCATAAAATGTATCGAGGTCAGTCATTGTTGATCCTGTATGCCATCCTCCATTTACTGCAGGATCTGGATTAATTCTCCACATAGCCTCTTTAGTTGGAGATCCGCCTGCTATTACAAGTTGTGGTGGATCACAAAAGAATCCAATCGCAGGTCTCCAATAGTTATTATCTACCCAGTTAATAATTTTAATGTTACTAATAAAATTAGATTTTATAATACAATATGCTGCTGCTGTTGTTCCAGAAACAGGATCGGAAAAAGTAATATTCGGAGGAGAGGATTCTGAATAACCAGTTCCTCTGTCTGACATAATAATTCTTGATATACTGCCATCTCCACTATTAACAACACACACACCAGATGCAGTATTTCCATCCGGAGAAGCATCAAATGTTATTGTTGGTGGATTAGTATGATCATAGCCGGACCCAATATCTGTTACAACTATTGTTTTAATTGATCCACTACCCATAACAAATTCTGCCTCATCCCCTCCTCCGCCATTAAAAGATATAGTTGGAAGGTTAGTATATCCCTCGCCACTATTTGTTACTGTATATGAGTCTATAAATCCATTACTATTAATTGTTGCTTCGACTGTAGCTACCGATGTTTCTCTTGGTGCTAACATTTCTATTCCACTAATTGTGACACTCAATATTGATCTTATATCATAAAAATAATCTGAAGAATAACCATAACTATGATTTGTTATTGTTGGTCTACCTGATGATTCTGGATGATTAGATTTATCAAGATGCCAATTTTTTATCGCTGTTAAAAATTTAAAATTATTAAATAAAAATGGAGTATTATTAAATTGTCTTAAATTTGGTGCGATATTATATATTTGACTATTTTTTGCCCATCCTTGACGATTTCCACACGCTGTTCCAGCAACGTGTAAACCATGATCTTGTATATCAAGTGAGCCGGATGCCATAGCAGCATAATCGTATTCACCTGGTTCTCCAACATAAGAATTCCAATTAATATGATTTACTCTAGAATTCCCGTTTTTGTCTCTGAGATCAGGATGTACAATATTTCCACTATATATTGCACGATACACTAGTTCTGGATTCAAAACTCCAAAAAATTCTGGACTACAATCTATATTATGCTTTAAGATACAACCAATTAAAGTATCAACAATAACAACGTCAACGCCAGAACCGTCTGGTAAATCGTTGATTCTAGCATCATGTGTAAGAGATTGAATATTTATATTGTTTTCATTTATTTTTTCTTTACTTTCATATTCTTTTAATATGCTTACGTTATTTACTTTTTTATCTATTAATTTTGGACATAATCCACTATTTAACAGTTGATGATTCGTAAGAATAGGAGGAATATTAGTTAATATTTGTGGCATATCTCTTTGAATGCCTTGAATCCTCGGGTCTTTGCTCAATTGAACCGCTTCTTGTTCTGATAAAATTGATACCAAACCCCTGGTATCCACAACATCGTCTACTATTTCGCATTCTCTATTTGGAATATATTCTTGATTGGATACTCCTTGTAATTCTGATTTAAATTCATCTTTATTACAATTTTTATTTAAAACTATAATATATTTAGATTTATTCATGATTGTCCCCAGTTAGGAATATTAGAAGGTATGACTGATCTTAATAATCCCCAATTGATCCCACTGGTTGTATAAGTTAGTGGAACACTATTTGAATATTCTCCAACGGTTAGAAGTCCATCGTTCCTATCAAAAGTTAAAAATGCGTTTTGCGTTGCTGTTGGCGTTGGAGTTGGTGTTGGAGTTGGTGTTGGTGCTGGCGTTGCTGTTGGAGTTGGTGTTGCTGTTGGAGTTGGTGTTGGAGTTGCTATCTGATTATTATCGCAATCATTATGTATATTATTTTCTATAAAAGAATAATTCTGATTTCTAGGAAAAGCAGTATCTACTGTTTCGTCTCTACTAACATAAGAATTACCTAGACTATAGACTGTTGATAGTTTTTGATCACATATAACATAATACGCATTTTGAGGATATCCACTATCCCATTTTCCTGTCAATATATCGTATTTATTTTCCCTAATACCTTTTCCTGACAGAGTAGAGTATATAGATCTTATTGAATTATTTGTGGTGCCTGGACCTTCATTATAAATTTCTTGGTTCAAATTTTGATCATAAAAAGACTTATTATATCTAATATAGATATTATTTGATATATTTCCAGTTGATATAGGAGTATTCTGAAATTGGTTGAAATTAATATCAAATTTATCTGATTTATCTATTAATATATTGTATATAGCCATATTACCTCCGGGTACTATGCTATATAATTACACCCTATATATATTTATTATATTATTTGGTAAATTGATTATAATTCAATAAATACTCTGCAAGAGATATATCGTTTTTGTCTAAAATAAGATATTGGCGAATTTTTTCTATTGTTTTATCGAATGACTCTCTGTTATGAAGATAGATTGTTTCTACCCCTTCTGGTACTGGACACAAAGAATCTTTTTGTATTCTAGTAGAATAATAATTATGATATATAAATTCTTTACCGTCTAGTATTGCTATATCCCCATATTTATTGTTTAGGTTTGTTAATTGATTTATATAAAATTCTTTATTAGTGGTATTTTTATTATATACATATTTGATATTTCCGTGTTCTATACTCCTGTCCTCGTATATGTATTGATCAAATTTTGATTCTAAAAAAATTTCTTTTTCACAACAAATCCATACCGATTCGGGATATATTTTTTCTCTAACAGAAACAGAGACTAGCGAGTACCCATCGTGTATTTTGTTTAACAAAAAAATATCCCAGTTTGGCATTAAATATACAATATCAGAATGCGTAACTAACACATATCTTTTATTGCTTAAACTTATACCTTGTAGCCATATATCATGAAAATGTGTATGTCTATCAAATCTAACAACAGTTATATTTAAATCATAATAATTTTTTATAATATCTATTAATTTCAGATAATTATTTTCTATAGAAGAATCTAAAATTATTAAATTGTAATTATTAATAAATTTTGTATATTTTTTGTATGAATCTAAATAAATTGATATCCATTCTATATTATCTCTTGTGGATAATATAATATCAAACATTTATGATTCTTCCTTTTGATGTTCTTATAACGATGCCTGCTCTTACCATATATGGCTCTATACTATTCTCTATTGTTTCTATTGCTATTCCTGTAATTGATGATATGCTTTTTAGCCCAAGAGGACTACCTTTTGATTTTTTAAGAACATCTAAGTACATTCTATCATATATATCAAATCCGTTTTTGTCAATACCTTGTATAGAAAAGATTTCGTCAATAGATGCTGTAGAATCTGGGTAGCAAGATAAATAATTTCTATACCAAAGCAATCTACCATTTAATATTCTTGGAGTTCCTTTACTTCTTTTTGCTATTTCAAAGAGGTCTGAATCGCTTATGACTATGCCTAACTTGTCACAATTCAACCTTGCTACTTTAGCTAGATCATTGTCGGTATAAAAAGTTAAATGTTCTTTAATTGTAAATCTATCATAAAATGGTTGACTTAAACTACCACCACTAGTTGTTGCTCCAACTAGTGTAAATAAAGGAATATCTATTTGATCAACAATATCCTTATCTTCTTCATCCTTCGAAGTTATACTAATAGCAAAATCTTCCATAACAGGATACAAAAATTCTTCAACTATTTTTGGTAGCCTATGAATCTCATCGATAAATAAGACTGATCTTGGAGATAATCCCATAATATATGGCATTATATTTTTTATGCTTCTTATGCTAGCCGCATTTACAGTATATAAGTTAACGTCCAATTCATTTGCTATAGCGCTCGCTATGGTGGTCTTACCAAGGCCGGGAGGCCCATCTATTAAAACGTGAGGCATCACCGTGCCACTGTTTTTACAACCGGCCACAGAGACTCTCAAACGAGTTATAACGCTGTTCTGGCCTATGATTTCGTCGAAACATACTGGTCTCATTGAGTTTGACATTTTAACCTCCATTAATAGCCAAAGTGCTTTGTACTAATTGTTTATAATCATTAATCGGATTGGTCTTATAAAATTGAGATAAAAGTTCTTTAGCCTCTTTTGCTCTAAAACCAAATGTCTGCATAATTCTACTAGATTTTTCTAATAAATCCTGTGGTATAATATGTTCAGTAACAGTTTTATTTTTGGCCTCAAGAACCTGGTTAATTTCCTTTTTATATTTTATACAAATCTTTTGTATTGGTTTTGGGCAGAATATATGGCCGCAATCACAAACTATTTTAAAATTTTTTATTTTGGATTCTCTTAAAGAGATCCAATGATCATACCGACATTTTTTATTTGGACAAATATATTTAAGACTAAGAGAAATGTCAGTCGGTTTCTGGTTTTTGGTCATTTTCATTTTTATCTTTTACCCAAAAAACAAAGTCGTTCGATTCACTATCATAAGCTGTTTCTACTAGACCTTTGTTGACTAAGCTATTTAATACATTACTGACCATTCTATCGTTTAAAGATTCTACTATAGATAAGAATATATCGTCCGTTAATATGTATCTAATTGATTTTGTTTTTTTGTTTATTTGTTTTTTTAGAAACTCTTTACATATTATTTCTGATTCGTCGAACGATAGAACTTTATCTATCTCGTCTTTTTCTATTGGGTCTATATTAAGATTAATATCGTCTTTTATATCTTTTTCTGTTTTACCAAAGCTATTGAATACTAATGCTCTTGTTGATTCTATGAATCCTATCATATCTTTTATAATAAAACTATTACTATTGTCTTCATTCATAAAATTCCTTATACTTTCTAGTTAAGTATTTCGTAAAGACCTTTATAATATCTAGGCTCGTGTAAAAAATACCCAGCATGACTTTGTAAATGATTGACATATTGCCTCTGTAGTTTATCCTCTATAAAATGTTTCTTTTTCCACACTCCCTCGTTCCAATAGTTGTTCCCCAAGTATAGGGAGGAATTCTCCCCCGCTATACTGGAGATCCAACTATTCACAGGTAACGAAATCGGTTTGAATCCTTCTGGAGTTTGATAAGATTCTGACAATTTTTTAATCAGACTATCCATATACTTTTGTATCCATTCGGTATCTATTTGAAAATAGAATTTGTATGGATCATCGTTGTATTCTGGATCGTCTGGATTGTTCACTATATCAAGTCCTTTTTGTCCATCTCAGCCCAGTATTAGCAACTACATTTGGTCGAGTGGCTTTGCGTCCACGCTTACCTTGATATCCTAATCGTTTCATGATATTGCCAACTGTTTGACCACTAACATACCAAGTTGTATTCTCAAACTTACCTTCTGTTAGCAGTTTAGCCATTTCCCAATTGCTGCTGGTTTTTTGAACCAAGTCCACAAAATCTCTTTTTGAAGATTCATTATCAATTAAATGCTGTAATAGTTTATTTGTGTGTCTTGCCATAATTTATTCCTACTAGGCCAGAATCAATCGGGGACACAACAAGCATCCCCCGACTGATCCGGTTTTAATCAACCAACACAAAACTTATCGCTAATCTGGTTTGCCAAGTCACGGGCAGCACCAGAAAGGAATCGGTTGTTGCTGAAATACAACGCTGTGGACGCTTGGTTGAGGTACTCGACCACCGTTTTTAAAAGTTTGGCCTGCTCCCCAGTGAGAACTAAACCAGCACCAGTGTCATGCGGAACACCCATATCTCCGGTATTTACATGATTAACTGGCATAGGATCGCCATAAGCCTTTTCCCAAGTCTGGTTATTATCAGAAGTCTTTTCATATTTAAGATTATATGTTGCCCAAGCATTGCTCTTAAAATTATTTAAGGAACTTTTGCTATTCTTTTGACCACAACAATTAGTATAAACAGACTGCGGATGGTTTGGATTAGAACGACCCATAGAATTTGAAAGTTCATTCAAAATCTTTTGAGCAGCATCCACGCTCACAGGAAGTCCAGTAGAATCAGAATTCTTGTAGGTTTTTCTCCACTGTTCAAACCAAGCATCACTAGTAGCATTAGGAACAATGGTTACTGTTGCTGGTTGACCATTTAATGCAGAGATTAGATCTTTTACATTAATGCTCTGACCAGTTGAGCCGGTGAGGACACTAGTAAAATACGGAGCCTTCTTCTCCCAGCACTTACGCCACCAAGTATAAGGAACTCGATAAATCTGATTAATCTTGATGGCTCGTGCATCACCACCAAAGTAGTTGACCAACTTTTTCTGAATACCATTCCAAGTTGTCTTATTGATAAGAGTTCGACTCTCATCATCCAGAATCCAATAAATCTGGTATCCATTACGAGTATCAACTACCCAACTTGGCTTAACAGCAAAGTTATTGATCTTGTCTAATGCTGACCTCTTAAAGTTCATTACTTCCTTGCTTGGCAGATAGTTTCCACTAGAGTCTCGTCCAGCATCAATATCCACAAAACAACAACTGATGGTGTTGATAGCATATTGCTTGCGTCCTCCGTTAACATAGAAGTAAGCATCAGAGTTACCATTCTCATTAGCATCATGCACTTCATCTAGATTGCTGGTATGCTTCATGCTGCTAATCTTTCTACGAGGATCTCCATTGTAGCAAAAAATATGACCAGCAGCAAGATGAAAAGAATCAAGAAACTGTTGTTGAATTCTACTCCACGAATTTACATGACGCTTTCCAGTATTACTATTGCTCTTGTCATAAGGATTAAAACCAAGTTCCATCTTAAACATATTTCACCTATTACCTGTAAATAAATAACCAATTATCGGGATAGCAACCTCTACTATCATTAGCGATAAAAAAGGAAATGGGGAATCGAACCCCAAATCTTTCCACACAGGATCGAATTGTCACCAGACAGTTCCTTTAAAAATTCAATCAACCAGGATAAGAGTTGTCGTACTCGTCATCCTCATCTTCGTCGTCATAGTATGCTTCTTCCTCATCGTCCTCATCATTCCATCCCCAATCATAATCATTATCATAATCATCATCCTCATCATCACGATAATCATCCTCAGTAAAAACTGAAGAATAAAGAGGCTTGAGAAGTTCGCCTTGATACTCTCCGACCACTTCATATCGGCAAGTGCGAAGTTTCTCGCAGTTACAATCAGATGGTACACTAACAACATCCTTTGGATTGATTTTAACAATCACAATTTTGTCTCCAGCCTCAAGAGATCCATAGCCGGCCACATAATTCAATGCTCCAGCATGAAGCCCATTGGAACAACCTCTAGCACGATCATCATCAACTTTTGATCGAGTCATCTGACAAATCTTTCCAACATGATTGTCGAATGTGCCACGATACTTATCCATATAATCTGCTCTGACTGCCTTGTAGGCCAGAAAATGACCATCCTCAGTAATTGGCAGATGCTCATGTTCCAGAAAATCATAGAGTTCCTTTTGACTCTGCATACTAGGATTCTCCATTAGATTATTCAAGAAATTAACAAGAGGCTGAAAAGGCAGACCCTTGCTCATAAACTCCAAAATCCTTTTGCTAATCGCCCCATGCACAACTTCGCCCTCATAAGTTACCTGACCATTCTTGATCTCAACAAGACCATCGCTAAAAACAGCAATAGCCTTTTGAACATCAACAATTTCTAGCAACTCATCAGAGGTTGCGGTTGGCAACTTTTCCAAGATCATCTTATAGTTAATATGATCAGGAAGAACCTGATAACTCTTATTATTCAGAACAACCGTGAGGTTGCCATCAACAAACATAAACGGAACAGCCATGATTATAACTCCTGTGAAAATTACTTAATTAGACTACTTAATTGAATCTTAAACAAATCAACCATATCATCGCTCATCTTACTAGACCAATCGCTAGTTCTATTATAAGCATCAGTAGAATTGACGATAGGATTTTTTGAGGTCAAATTCCTAATCCCAACCTTCGCACTGACAGTTCCCATAATATACTTGAGCATCGGGTTGTTGTCAACCTCTGCTTTCATAGTTTTTCTAAGTTCACTCGCTTTGGGCAAGTTATACTTAGTCTTATCGTCTGATGAGATTATATCAAGATATTGCTTTGAATCCGACTTTGCATAAAGCCTATGCTCAATAAGATTATTCAATTGAATATAAGCGACATTGGTTTTCTTAATATCCTCGGCATTGATACTATCGATACCAATTCCATTGAGAAGATTATTGATATGACTATAGTAATCGACCATCTTAAAGCGATCAATGTCATACTTATGTCTATGCACAGTATCACTAAAGAATTCCATAATCAAATAGTTGTCAACGATTTTGACCAATTTATCATTCTTCATAAACTTACCATAGTCAAGACCAAAGAAATTTAGAACATGAAAACAGAACTGACCAATAACATCACCATAATTGTTCCAATAATAACGACTATCAGTATCTCTGTCACTCATTTCTTTCTTGCAAAATTCTACGATACCATTAAAGGAAGAAACCTTTTTGAAGTGATCTTTTGCAATAGTCTTTAGTTTATCCTTAAAGAAAGTATTGAATGGAATCATAGTACGTTCACCATCCTCAACCATTTTCTTTGCAACGCTATTCTTGATAGCATAAATTTTAGTCTTGCCAAACATTTGCTTAACAAGATCGCTCAAACTATTATCAGTAAACATTACGGCTAGACTCTCTATGCTAGGCAAACCTTCGCCTTCATTAGAAGCATATCTGGTAATAGGAACATAAACAATTTCATTGCTATCTTCAAATTCTTCAAGTTCTTCTGCTGATAGAGTGTTTAGATGAGGGGCATCATTGTATTCGATAGTAAGACTATCACTATCCTTAGATGCACCATAAATAAAGAATACATCTTGATCGCTAACACTACCTTTGCTAGAACGAGTCCCCGCTTTTCTTGGACTATTACTCTTGATCAGATCTTTATAGTCTGAGACTTTCAGTATCTTATCTGTTCCAACGTCATTAATAAGATCATCAAATCCTTTGTCCGACTTTGTTATATCTTTGGTATCAACCATTAGATAAGCAAAACAGTCCTTGTCGTTGCAATAACGAGTCACAATCTTTTTGGCTGTTTCTTCGCTCTTAATATCACACACAAAGAAACTTAGCGGTCCAGTTTTACGACTACTATTCCAATAGTATTCACCCTTACCAGTAAGAGTATTGTGATGCAATTTATCTGTTAGATAAACCATGCGACGAGAACGATACCCAGCAGTTCTATAGTTAAAAACATATAGACTTTTACCGGCTGGAATTTTATATTCCAAGTCCTCTCCGCTATTGATACTATGAGCCTTACCATTAGCATCAGTCCAAGATGCACCAACACCCCAACCGCCAGCAAGATCATTCAGTTGATAGTATGTGGTAATAGCCTCTATTCTGGTCTTTGCTGCTTGAATCTTTTTGCTGAATTCTTCTTTCATCTCAAGATAAATACCCTGAGTCTTTTCACGCAAAGTCTTGATAACGGCTTTTGTATACTGCAATCCTTCACGACTAACATCCATCTCAAGTTCACCGATACCAAAATCCAGTTCAAGATAAAGGTTTTGGTTTAGAATTTCTGTGATGAAACTCTTCCAAGAATCAATATCTGCCTTGCCAAAAGCACGATTCCACTTGGCAATATGATCGGGTTGTTCGGCCTTTTGTTCGCCAATAAGTTGGTTTGCATTAACAGGGTAAGCAATATTACCCATAAGAGCCACAATACCGCTGTCGATCTTGTGGTAAACACTAGGATACTGATTGTTATCATTAGCCAAACGACAAACTCTCCAACCATCCCCACTAATCACAATATTCTTGTTGCTATAAGCATGATCCTTTAGGGATGTAATAACACCACCCTCAATAATCGGCTTCATCTTAAAGTAATGAAAGATACGAATAGCCTTCTGACTAAATTCAGTAAAGTCATATTGCTTAACAGCAAAACTAATCTCAAGACCATTAGGCTCATCAGTTTCGCAGGAATTAAAGAGATTTAGAGTAGGAACACCACTATCGTCAATAGCAGCAATATAAGTATACTTTATACCATTATAGTATGAACTTGTGGTAAAACTCTTGGTATAAGCAAACGGACTCTTACTTCCAAGACCAAGACAACCAACAAAATCGTTACTATCATTCTTGTTGCTGGCCCCGTAGGTTGTATAGAGATTCTCCATATCCGCCTGACTAAGACCAGTGCCATAATCACGCACACTAAAATTAGGATTGGCGGCGGTTGGCAAAACTACTTTGAATGGATTCTTATTGCCAGCACTAATATGGCTATCATAAGCATTTGTAGACAGTTCACGAATAACTGCCATAACCTTATCGGAATACAGAGAATCCGAAAGGATCTTAAACATTTTACTGGTTTGTGCGATTGTGAATCCTGACGCACTCTGAACACCAGCACTATGAGTCTCAATAACACGATCTGCCAACTTCATCGTTTTTCTCCAAAATCTGTGAATCGTTCCTGTGATAGTTCCATCATACCATACGTTATCGGCTTGTCAACTAGCCTTCCTTTAGTTTTTTGGCCTTGAGGCTATTGGTTTTTTGTATGCTTATGTATCCAAAATATATCGGAATTAATCCTATATACCATATCGGTATAGCGAGTGTGCAAAAAGATATTCCCGAAAATATAGAAAATATACTTAATAGATAAATAATAATCCTTGGAGTTCCTAACTTAGCCAATAAATATGTTAGTGGCCCAATTATAATCGTAACCAATACTATCACTGATGCTGCAAGTGCTAAACTACCCATTAACTTTCATCCTCATGGCTACTCCAATAATTGTCTCCACCTATATCTTCTTCGTCGTTGTCATCCTCATATTGGAAATTACGCTCATCATAAGGAGTCCAATCCTCTTCATCTTCATCATCTATACCATCCACTATATCTTCGGCATCGTCTATAAATATGGTTATATTATTGATCAGTTCAAATAATTGGTTCAGAACCTTTTCCATCAATACAATTTTGTTTTCTATTGTTTTTACAGACTTTTTAACATCAGAAATATCCTTGATAACCTCTTTGGAAATTTGGCTATCTATACTATGAAGTTCTTTATTTTGTTTGTTAATTTCTCTAATTATCTGATCAAATTCTCTTGACATAATGTATCTCCTTATATTAAGGATATACACCATTAGTATATGCTACATCTGCATTGATACTTTTTACAATAACTGCATTTTGGGCCAGGAGTTCCCATTCCCCAAGCGTCCACATCACGATTAAAACTTTCAATTCCAGTATCAATGCAAACTAATTTAGCCTTATTATTTCGTTTAATATAACCCATGTTATAGTAATGACAATCCCAGAATTTTAGTTTGGTTTTTTTCTCAATAGACTCAACAAGAGATTGTATTTCTCGTAATCTTTTTTTCATTACTTTTTCATCAGCGACCCTCGCTTTTTCTGTAACATATCCCCAATTAGTATAATCCAAATAATCGTGTCCTTCACCACCAAAATTTTCAATCTTCATCTCTAGCCTACAAACCTTGCCGTAAACTTTAGGAGCAAGACCGAATTTGCTCAATAATTTTTGTTTGTTGTACGCAGTATTGGCGAATTTTTTATTTCGGAATTGTTTAAATCCAAGATTTTTATCTTCTTTTATATGATAGAATTCAGCACTACCACCCTCATCAAAATAATTAATATCAATTGTGTATTTCATCTTCTTTAACCTTATTGCCGCTTAGTTGTTCAACAATATAAACTGCTACTTTTAAATCTGGAGTTTCAAAAATTTTGATTGGCCCTCTTGGGATATCCATCTTAAATGTTGCATAAACGGCGTAGTATGGATCGTCTACTGACAAAAGATCTGTATTGAAATACTCTTCTAATGAATCTACTTCTTCTGGAATCGTTCCGCCATTATAGTCACTAATGTCTCTAATAGTATAAATATGATAATGAAGAATATGAGATCGTGAATTACCTTCATTAGAACACCATCCTCTAAATAATCTATTTGGATAACTTACCATATTTTTCTTTATACTCCTTTTCGTTTCGATACAAAGGAATGGTGGACTTAGGATCAGCATATTGATTGTATATCATACTGATGTTAAACATATCACCCCTGCCATTTATAGTTGCCCAAGCAACATTTTTAAATGCTAAATCACGATTAATTTCTTCTACCAGAGATTGATTAGCGTCAAATAGTTCTTTAGCCAAATCTTTCTTGGTTTGTCTCAACTTAGAAAGTTCGTTTTTAGCGTTAAGAATAGTGAATTTAGTAAGTCGCCACTTACCAGTATTAATAGCACTTTCACAACATTGAATGAGATAATCCAAAGGATCTGTAATTTCGTTCATGTTCCGAAGCCTATCTTAAACTTCTCAGCAACCATAACTTCTATTTCGCTAGGAGAAAAACTCTCTGTTGAATACGAACGACCATTCCACCACCCGCATTTATAAGTAACAGTATTTTCTCCAGAAATATTAATACCAACTATGGTTCCATAAACATCATCCGTTAACTTAACCTTGCTACCGATCTTGTTCAATTCGATTACGTTTTTGCTCATTTGTTTTCCTTTCTGTGTAGTTTCATATGACAATTAGCACACAATATTTTGCATTTATTAATTTCTTTTTCTATTACTGACCACTTTCTGTGCCACAAACTAGAAAGATTATCATATTTACTGTCTTGGCTTATATGATGAAATGTTAAAACATCTTTATCTTCCAATCCACAATCCCCACACTTTGCACCAAGATGGGTTATGGCTTTGTTTCTGTTTTGTTTTCTTCTATTATACGATCTGCAAGTCCAGCATACATTATTTTTATTCCACTTAAATTCTTTACCGCATTGTGTGCATTGTTTTTTTGAATTTTTATTTCTTTGTGGTAAATGCAATCTTTTGGTATTTCTTTTTCCAAACGGAGAACAATCTAAACAATATTTACGACGATTTAAAACCTTTATTGATCCCTTAATTTTTACTCTGTTTTTGAATTCTGATCCGCATTTACGACATATGTTCATTATAGTAGACTCCTAATGGTGTAGTTCAAAGTAACATACACCAAAAGGATTTATTTCTCTACTATTATACTACAGTGGGGAATGTGGGACTTGAACCCACACGGGATTACTCCCAACGGATTTTCTTACCACTATAACTTTCGTTACCTTTACAGTTTGTGGTCTGGACTTTACCTTAGCCATAATATTTTTCATATTTTAGGCTCCTGCCGTCAAGTCTCTACGCCTCCCTAATAAATTAGGTTTGGTTCGGTATTGCCATTTTACAGGTTTCACCGACTTTGACAGGTTCTACATTAAAAGTTTCCCTTTAAGCACTCCAATTAAAAAGTCCGTTGCGTCTGCCTATTCCGCCAATTCCCCATAAGATAATCGACCACAGCGATCCATGATTAGAGGTTGATTAGTGTGTGCCTCTACCATTTAGACCACTGTGGCCGACTATCGTTAATTTAAAAATCAGCCGTTGGCGTGAGCCTTGAGGCGACGAACAACATCTGCCATAGCCTCAACATTATCAATTGTCTTGGCAGGCTTCGCACGCTCCATAGCGGGCAGAGTTTCACCCTTCTTAGCAAGAGCCGCCTTCACTCTGGCATAACGAGCCATAGTGCTAGCGATCTTCTGTCCTGTTTTAGTAGCAATCTCAGCATAAGTCTTGCTAGAAAAAACAGCCTCAAGAAACTGCTCATCGCTGCAACGAACACGCTTCTGCTTCTCAACCGTAGTAACTTCAGCCATAATCAACCTCCAAATCATTTCCAATTCCTATTGGTGCAAGTCAATCAAGCGATTGAACCTCTCGCATCAACTCTTTCATTCTATCCTACTCTATCGGCTTGTCAATAGCCGACCCTTGAATTTTTTTGACCTTGCGAGAAATTTATTCGTCGCGTGTTGGCAAAATAAGTCCTAAAACTAGATATATCCAAAACAATAAACTTCCACTAAAAATAGTTCCTAATATAAAAAAAATTCTAATTAATACTGGATCAAGATTGAATGAGTAACCAAGACCAGCACAAACACCAAAAAATATTTTATTTGATTTACTTTTATAAAGTTTATTCATATAATTTTATTTTAATTATGATATTGTTTTTTGTATTTTCAATTATATCAATATTTGATACCGATCCCTTACCAAGAAAATCTTTTCCAACATGAATAAATGGACCGTTTATGATATTTGCATAAACTATGACAGGATCAACAACGCAACCAAGTTTTATATCAAAGTTGCCCTCAATTAAGTATTCAGTATTATTAATCTGAGTTATTATAACACTATTTTTACGCCGAATGTGCGTATTTTGTGTCACTTAATTCACCATAACTAGTATCATAATCTTGATAATTTATAGACACTAGATTATCAAAAGTGTCTTTCCAAGCGTTATTTTCTTTTTCTAAAAAATCTATTGTGTTAGTTAGAGTTTGCAATAATTTATTAGCAAAATAAATATCTTCTGATATTTCATTAGAAACAAAATTTTTCATTATCATTATCAAACTCCTAATAGGTAATGGAATTAGATATGTTTTATTACACCTAAAGGTATGATAAATACATCTTTAACTTTTCTATTTGATCAGAATCCAATGAAATTTGATCACTATATATTTTACCTGTTCTTAAAATATGCAATATGGTTTTAATTTTATGCCAAAATGACAGCTTATGAGAATATGAATTATAACTTTCATAAATACACAAATCAGCTATTTTATAGCTTTTGTCATAATTGATAACTAAAACTTCATTATAACAGTTACATATAAAAAATAATATTTCATTTTGATTTTGAAATTTTATTAGACTTTTCATTTTTTCTAAAAATATTATTGTAATTTTTTTCCCAAGTTTTATAGTCTACACTTTTAGGTCTTTGTTTACTTCCTTTTCCATTACTCATTGATAGGTTCCAATTTCAAATCCATAGAAACCGATTCATCATAAACGATATCCCCGCTATGTATTTTAGATAACACAAGTCTTATTGCATCATCGGTATCTTGTGCTTCTATTTTAGAAACAAAATTATCTTGAATATACACATTATATTTCATATTAATCCTCCAGTATCAGTTTTTGTTTTTTTGTTTAGTCATGCAGTCTCTTTGATTCATTTATCAGATTTTTTAAGATTATCTATAGCCCATAGTGGTTGTAAATTACTATAATGAAAACATTTTTTCTGTTCTTTTCTTTTTGTTAGATCAAAACTAGCACAAGGTCTTATATGATCTATATGCCATTTCCCGTAGTTCTCCCAATTCATACCATCAACAAAAAGATTCTCTAAATATAGTTTTAGATAGTCCCAAGAACAACCAGTTAAATCATATGATGTGTTATTTTTTGATCCTCGTATCAAAGCCATTCTAATACGATTGCTAATGATAGTTCTTAGTCTAAAATTTATATTTTCTTTGCGTTTCTCTCGTCGTCTTTTGTTGATTTTTTCTCTGTGTTCTTCTCTGTGTTTTCTACGAATTGCATAAATTTTATCTGGATTCGACTGTCTCCATCTTTTATTATATTCATTTAATTTGTTTTTATTTTCAGCTTGATATTTACGTTGCTGTTTTTTAATTTTCTTTTTATTTTTTAGTTTCCATTTTGTACAATATTCTTTATGACAGTTTTTACAATATGACGATCTTCCGTCTGATGATGTTTTTTGCTTATGAAAGTTGTCTATATTATATTTTTTATTACATTTACTACATTGTTTTTTCATTGGCGTATACTCTGTTTGCTTATTATATACACCAAAAATATTTTATTTTTCAAATACATATGACCAATAACGAGAATCGGTTTTATTTTGTTTTGCGTCCCAAAATATACATCTAGCAATATATGCTGGAACTCCTAGTTTACCACAATTAACGCTCCAGTGTCTTTCCATCTTTTTATACTGATCAAGACCTTTTTTTGATTGATATGTCAGTGTTTTCATACCATACAATTCCAACATATGAGTGTCTCCACAAAAAACCCTACACTCATTAGGATGGCACTGTTCCAAAGCAAACGAAACTTTAGCAGTTCCTAGACCAGAGATATTATTAACAATCTGATCTCTTTTCTTTACATGATACTTTTTACTAGTTAGATAAAATTGTTTAGGATTTTTCCAGAATTTGTCCTTAAACTGCCAAATAAATTTTGTACGATTATTATAAAGTCCGCAACCGCTATTCTTGATTTTTTCTCTGAGTAGTTCTTTATCGTCAATCCAATCATCGAAGTCTTTGATAGCGTTGTACCCATTAACATTACTTTTCCATGTTGTATGAACACTCATAAAACTAAACAAATATCGTCGAAAAATATCATCAACATTCTGAGGACGCACACTTTCCCAATATTCCTTATACGAAACAACCTTGTCTTTAGGAAAGTTTTCAAAGAAAATATCAGCCTTAGTTTTATCCAACGTGGTATTCTGAACTTGTATAACTGTGTTTTTAATAATCATAAGTTTTCTCCAAAAGTGTGTATGCTGCGATTCTACACTAAAGGTATCGTCTTGTCAAGCCTAGTATCTTAAATTTTTGTGTAGCCAAGCATATTCTCTATTGGCCAATTTAAAAAAGGATTTATCTGTTGTATCAAATCATCTGGTATATGTCTATTATTTGAAGGAGTTATTTGTACTTTACGAGCATAAAAAGGTAGTAAAAAAGATTTTGCTATCATACCCATTACCGCATCATAATTCGCTGTCAATTCTTCATAAGTTATGATTACTACATTTTGTGCATATATTGGTAAAATATTTAGTAAATAATTATTTTTTGTATTTCTTAACTCTAATATATTTTGATATCTTCTATTTAATATAAGATGTCTATCTTCCATTATTTCATTATTTACTAATGTTACTGGTTTTTTATCCCACAGTTTCCAGTATTGATCAATACTATACCATTCATCAAATAAGTGATCATATAATGGCAGCAGACTGTGCGGAACATGATGAGGCAAATCATTCATCGCCGCAATCCAATGATAGGGATTGCGTATTATACAAAAAAATATTGATTTTTCATCCATAGAAATTTGCTTATGATTAGCAAATCCAAAAAAATGTTTCTGTCCATAATTATGGTTATTTTTTAAACCAAATACAGACTGTATGACATTTGCAAAAAATTTTGTACCAGAATGTCTTTCTCCATACAATATAAAATTCGATGGAATATTTAAAGTTTTTCTATATAGAAACATTATTTTTCATATATACTAAAGAGTATTCTTCATAAAATACCCCAATTTATTTTCTGTAGTCCATACTAATTGATTATTTATTATATTAAGAGTTTCAATATCTGGAATAATATATTCATTCGGAATAAATTTATTATCCTTATGGGATTCTCTTATATCAAAATATTTGTTTATACTGCTGGTAAATAATCTGATATTCTCATATAATGTCTCATAATTAACTAATATATAATTTTGAACAATTTTTGGTAATATGTTTATTAGATAATTATGTTTATCCTCTCTTAGCTCAAATATATTTTTATATCTTCTATTTTCTAGAATATGTTTATCATTATTTGTTTCTTTTTTTTTCCAAAAATTTCTTATTTCGTTGTGTAACAATTTTTCTAGTGTATCAATCGGATCTGGATGACCGTCATATTCCCTCATATGCCACGGCTTTTTATTCATAGCCATAATCCAATTATATGGATTTCTAACTATTCCGATCACTAGTGTATTGGCCGAATTATTCTCTATATATTCATTATTAAATCCAAAAAAATGTTTGTATCCAAATGATTCGTTATTTGGTATACTATATGTTTCTATAATATATTTAGTGATAAATTTTGTCCCACAGTGTCTTTCTGCCATAATAGCAAAATTCTTTATGGGTTTATTATTTGAGTGAAAATATATTATCATATATTTCTATTTAATCCATGAAGTATTTTAAATGTAGGAAATCTTAGGCTGATACCTCCATCTTGGTTTTTTGTTTCTTCAAAATATTGGACAGTAATAATTTTGCCAAGAATCTTACGCGGATTGCAATAAAATTCTTGACGCTGTTCAATGGTAAATCCGCTACCAACTCTAACAGTATGTCCCTTATGTTGAATCATAACACAACTCAACATAGTTTCCTCATGCTCTTTTCCATCTAGAACATAACGAAATGGCCCCATTTCTGTGTCTATAACTTCATATTCATCATCAAAGAAACTCTTATACTTGAGTAAATCTTTGCTTCTCTTCCCCTTATATGGTTCATCGGCACGAAGCATAAGACCTTCCCATTTATTTTTAGTAGACTTGGCTATCCACTCGTTAAAATGAGAGTCATCCTTAATCCTATCTTGTTCAAGCACAGTCAAGCATGGGCATTGATTGTATTTCATGGTTTCGATAAGATCAGCATATCGTATTGAATATGGTCTATTACTCTTGCCTTTCTTAGAATAAAATTCTTCTGGTGTTATGATATCAAAAATCTTGAAAGAAGGATTAGGAATAGTGTGATCCTTCTTGCGAAGTTCTTTCATTACTCCTTGAAAATCTTCATTACCATTCTTATCAACAAGACAAAGTTCGCCATCAAGAACTATACTATTAAGTCCAAGAGCCTTGATGCCATCAGCCACTATTCCTAGAGTATCAAAAACCTTGCCTGTTCGTGAAAGAAAAGTAACTTCTCCACTTTCATCAACGATAGCGATACATCTGGCTCCGTCAATCTTTCGACTAACATACCATCCATCTTTCCAATCGACCAATTTAGGTTCATACTTATCAGCAAGAGCAACACTAAACTCTGGAATATGATCCTCTATAGCCTTATTGATGATCTTATCACCAGCACGGGTTTTCAAATCCTTGTCTATAACACAATGGATAAGTTCTTCGTAATCGTTATGATGTTCGATAAAACTATTTACCGCAGCAATAGCATCGTGACCAGTAATAACTCTGGCTTTCAAATCATTAAGAAGATCGAAGAAATTTTTATATTCATTCTTTCTGGCTACAAGATGACTCTTTTTCTTTAGATTATCACTTGTAATATAATATTGCCAAGCGGGATGATATGTATAGAGAAGAATATTCTTAGCAAAGATGGATGCGGCAGAGTTTGATCCGCAATAATCCGCAATAATATTTTCTTTATCTTTGGTACTGCTAGTAGCCCTAAGATCACGCACCATTCCCCAAACATAATCAAAATCGTGAATCATTTTTTAGTCTCCTGTGTAGTCCTAGTATACCACAACGAACACTATTGTCAAGTATCGACAATGTTTGAAAAAAACTTTAATGCGTCATTCTAATTATATCGTCGTCTCTTAATTCTGTATAGTATATTTCGTATACTACGCTATCTTCTAGAGCAATAAATCTATGATAATTTTTTGGTGGAACTATGTATTGATCACCAGTCAATAAAATAGTTTCTTTGACTTGATCTAAATTATTATTCCATTCTTCTATTTTAATAGAACCATTTTCTATATAGAATAAATTATATTTATGGTCATGATAATGTTTTGAACAAAAGTTATCTTTAAAAATTTCTATTCTATGTATAGAAACATTATTATATTTTAATATTTGCTGGGTTAATCCCCAAGATTTTTTTTCTTTATTCATTGTTTATGGGCTAAATAGTATTCATGTAACCATTCTTTACTGAAATCACAATTATAATAGTCATTAAACCACGGCCCGCCATCTGTATAATGTATTGCTTTTGGTTTTTCTAAATCATTATACCAACCAACCAGATAATTCCATGTATGATTTATATCACCTATCTCTTTATCTTCAAGCCAAGATAGTCTATGTAGATATTGAGGCGATTCGTTATTGATCAATTCTATATTTAGTTTTTTATTTGATGGATGATTATTATTAAAAACCATTAGTGATGACCAATTTTTTCTTGGATATATATGTTGAGTTTTTCCATCCATTTTAGTAGTATTTTTTGGAATAAAATTATGCTTAACAACACTAACCGCTTTCGATTTATCTATAGTTTCAAACAATTCTTGTATATCTGACTGTATCAAAAAATCACAATCCATAAATATAGAAAATCCCATATAATCAGATAAAAACGGAACTAAAAATCTAGTTAATGAAAATTCTGTAGAAGCAAGGTTATCTATTGGTCTAGTGTATATTCCTAATTCTCTTAGATCATTTTGTTTTAGTGCGTATATAGCAACATTTCTATTTTTATTGTGTCGCTCTATCGAGAACTTACATACTTCGTAAGCAATATTCTCACGACTATCCCATCCTATAAAAATTTTATTCATAATCAAATATAACCTAATTATTGGAAGATAAATGGAAAAAAGATTTCGTTAAGTTTTTCTTGTCCCTATACTCCCCTCTGCTAACATGAACAATTGTTTTAAACTCTTTTAATCTGTCTAAAATATTTTGATCATCATTTTTTGATAGTCCAATTTTATGGGAATGAAATTCAATAAAAAATTCACTGATGCAATCAAATGCTCGATCCTTAATCATTTTATCAACAACTTGATATTCTGCTCCTTCAATATCCATTTTTACTATAACATAATCATATTTTGAAAATTTAGAAATTACCCAGCGTGAAAAGTCTATTGATTCGACAAAAATAGGAGTTTTGGATAGTTTTCCTGTTTTTTTATTGCTTAAAACTGATGATCCTAATAAACTTTCTGTAGATAAATAAAGGTCAACACCGTTATCGGAAATAAAAATTGCTTTTTCATAAAAATAAAAATTACTGTTGGTTTTAAATTTTTCAAAATGTTTTGACAAATTTGGGTTTGCCTCAAATGAATGAATCTCGTATTCCTTCCAATCGTGCCATCGTTTTTGAAAATTTTCAATACTTTGACCAATATTAGCTCCACAATCAATAAAACATTTTTTTAGATTCATAATTAATATCCCATATCTAATACAAGATTATTATTTTTTAATATTTCTTGTCTATAAAAAACACCTTCATATGATCCACTATGTTTGTACCAAAGGTCTATACCATCAAAACCAAAGAGAACAATCTCTGATTTATCTTTATTTAAGTAATACTTAACGTATAAATATGCTATAAACCCTGTGGTTGGCACATAATCTGATGGAAAATTTTTATATTCTGTCAAGATATTAATCTTATCATATATATCTATAATTTTATTATGATCAAAATCATTAATGCTATTTATTAGTGTTTGTATATTATTTCTTGGATATATGATAATTTGTTTGTACAATTGATGATTTGTTATTAGCGTATCTTGATGATTTGTATTTATATCTCCTTTTTTATTGTGATGTTGTCTGTTTCTTAGAAATAGAATTTTATTTTTATGGTTTCTAATTTTATTTGATTCAAGTGGACATTGACCACCGAACAATATGACTAGATCATCATTTTCTAAAGTGATTTTTTCTAAATTAATCTTTATATTATTGGCTATTAAAATATATTTCATTCTATAAACTTTCTATTGGTTTTCCTTAATTCGTTACCAATATAAGTTACTGATTCTGGACCCATCCAATCATGTGTACACATTGGTTCATTAAGTATTCCAACAATATTTTTTTCGCATAGTTTAGTGTAATTTGCAAAATGATCAGCAGGAAAATATATTATAGGTTTACCATTAATTTTTTCTATATTCTCAAACATAGTTAATATTGCAGATTGTTCTATATAAAAACATTGATTTCCCCAAGGAGATATTTTGCTCAGAGATGCTGTATTCTTTCTTAAATTAAAAATATTTTCATAGTAATATATATTTTTTTTATTACAATTTTGTCTATCTTTTTGCTTAGGATGCAAATCATTCATATAAAGTAGTTTGATATCTGGAAATTCGATTTTTGCATCACAAATTTTATCAAATAATATTTGTTTATTTTTTATTATTGGAATAGCATCGTCCTCTATAATAATAGCTTCGTTTATATTGTTAGATAAAATATATTCAAATACTTGAAATAAAGAAATAGTACATGCTATTTCTCCATTACTTAATTCTCTTTCAAAAATATTTTTAGCTATATTTTTATCATAAAAATATGGAGGTAAATTATTTTCTAACAATCTTCTATCATATGCTTTCCAAAATTGTATATCAAATTTTAAATTATCTATCCATTCTTTTTGTATTTTTTGTTTTCTTTCGTATGCTCTTTCTAAGTTTATACAAAATATAGGTATTTTTTTCATAAAATTTTCATTAAAAATAATATTTATCTATCATATCTAAAAACAGGTTTATTCCAATAAAATCTTCTATCGTTTCTTTTAGTGTCCAAATATGAATAATGTTTTGTTCTTTTAGCTTTATTCTAATTTCTGTTTGTCCTTTAGCATCTATAGAGCTTGATACTAAAACGGGTAAAGTATCAATATTCAAATCTTTACTAATTAATGATGGAAAAATATATTGCTCTAAAAATACTGATTTTTTAAGATTATATTTTTTTACTTCTAATAAAAGATTATCAATTTCATTATTATAATTATCAATATAATTATTTAATTTAACAATACAATTGTTGATAATATTACTATTTTTTCCACCAAAAATACTAAAATTATACGATTTAGCCTTTTTGGGATCTATATCAAAATATTTTTTAATTTGTTCTTGTGATAATTCGTTATAAAAAATTTGAGTCATCCAAGGTTCATGATGTAAACAAATAAATTGTTCATTTTCATGACCCTTAATTATATCTTGTATCAAAAAAAGATCCAAATCTATATGTAAAAAATTTTCCTTTATAAGTGAAGAGCATAACAATTTTGTAATAGACCAAAAATTAAGTTTATCTTTTATATTAAATTCTTTTAAATCTATAATTTTTATTTCATCATACTTTATATGGTAAAAATATTTTGCCGATTGTTGGTCAGTGTACAGAATCGTGTCATAATTGTGTTTTTTGAGAAACTTATTAGAAATATTTGCTTGCTTAGATGCTATATCTATATTTGTTCTTAATGGTCTACTTATATCATTAGCAAAGAAACTTTGTATAATTTTCATTTATTTCTTTGACTCTGAATAGAATGATTTATTAGATAGTTCATAGCATTCACTATCCCTTGTATATTATCTCCTAATTTTCCTATCCCAGTATTACACCTGTCACATATCCATCCTCTAAAAGAATCATTGGAGTGATCATGATCTAAAACCCATTTAATTGGTATTTGTTTACAACACTCGCAAACTTTTGGTTTGGGTGGTGCTTTTTTGTGTAATTTTACTCGTACTTTGGATTGTTTCTTAACACATTTTTTACATCTTGTGTCTAGATTATCTTTATACATACTATGTTTAGAAAAACTTCCTTTGTTTTTTCTTTTTCCACAATATGAACAAATTTTTCTACTCATAATTTAATGGAGGCGGAGGGGTACTGCCCCCCTCGTCCTGTGATAAAATTGATTATATTTTCTACAAGTTTATTTTGTTCATGAATTAAATAAGAATATAGAACAAACAAGATTCTTCTTATCTTACCAACTGCTCTTAACCTACAACCCGTTGGATATTGTAAGTGCAGAGGGATTTAACGACAGGCTTTTGATCGCTACCCTCATTCGCAATCTCAACCTGTTACTGCCCTTTTTTGTCAGGCAGCAAGTGCTAACTGATTAGTGCCAGTTATAGCATTTGATCTGGTTTTAAAGTGGCCTCCAGACCAACCACTACTTGCCAATATAATCTTTTATATCCAGTCGAATCTATATCGCCCCCTAATTTTCTAGTTCTATTATTCGTTCATGTAATATTCCAACTATTTGTTGATATATTTTTTCGTCCGATTCTATATTTTGTTTTGCTAATTCTAGCGATTCTGAATGAATAACATTAAAAGATAATGATCCTATTAATATGGCTAGTAAAAAGATAAATAATAATCTAATTCTCATACTATGACTTCTTTCTATTTAGGCGTGTTAGTCTTTATTTAAGACTAATGAAAAAAAGGAGGGCTAGTATGTTTTACACCACATTAAATGTAATTATATTTTGGTATTCATTTTTACTTATCCAAATATCATCATTGTTATAATTATGATTTGCTATATTATTTATTTTTCGTCTACCAACATAACAAATCTTGAATTGTAAATTTTTTCCAGTTAAATAGCAATTTCTTTTAAAGAAACAATATTTTTTAATCCATTGTCTATTTTTTAGTATCGAATAGATCATTGCATATTGGTTGTTTTGTTTTTGTATCATATTGAATATTTGATAATCTATTTATTTCTTTTTTAAATTCTTCCATTTTTTCTTGAGATACTGGCGACGTTGTGTGTAAGATTTTTGTGTCTAACTGACTAATCCTATTGTAAAAAACTATGTTAAAACTAAAAGACGTAGTTAATAGAATAGTTAATATCAATAATATAGAACTATAAATATGTGATTTCATAATACTTCCTTGTTTAGTAGAGACATTTTATTTATATATCTATACTAGAATATACATTCTTTTGGGTCAATAAAATATTTATTCTTGACCATATAAAATATATTGTGCTAATATTTTTGCAAATAACTCTACATATTTTTGTTTATTTATTTTCTTATTATTCAGTTCCATTAAATATTTATCAATATCTCCTAAGTCCTGTATGTCGTATATATTTTCATTGATATTTTTAGATAATATTTTGTAGCATAATCTTATTCTTTGTAAATCTTTTTTATTTTTTGTTTTTTGTTTTTGTTTATTTAGAACATTTAGTAATTTATGCACAAAATATTTTTTTGTATAAGAATTTCCCCAAAAACTATTCATTTGTGTTCAATGTTTTTAGGACAGTTATTTCTGCTTCATATCTTTGAATATTCTCATACATTTCTGTGCAACTTATACAAAAATCAGATGATATATATGCTTTACAATCATGGATCTTATCTTCAAGATCCCTTATCTTTCTTTTTATTTCTTCGCTTGGTTGGTTTGTCATTGGGCTTTTGTCCTATCTTTTGATTATAACCTACTGTTTTTTCATTTGCCCAAAAAATCATTTCATTTTGACGATCATCCCAAGCACATTCTACATAACCTTCTGCTGCTAGTTTTGCTAACCCAACATTTGTTATCCAAGTAACTGTTGACTCATAAATTTGTTCATTAGCATCTTCATTTAAAAGTGGCCTATCTTGATCATCAAAACCAATACATTCACTCTTGATAAGATTGATCATTTGATCTAATGATATATAAGTATCAATATCCGAATGATCGTCAGTAAATGCGTCCGCCGCTGCTTCACGCATTTCGGAAGCATATCCTTCAAGGTTTGTAATAGCATAAACTTCGTTGTTGTTTTTGCTCATTTTTTCTCCAATTAATTGATATATTTACTTACACCTTTATCATTGGATCCATTGATTTTATCATCTATACGCTTGATTGTATAATCCATGCTATATGGCCCTCTAGACAACCATCGCGTATTATCTCTTAGTGCTGTTTTAATTTGAGGAAGCCAATGCTCATAAGCAACAGAATATTCGTCCGAGAAATCTACCATCATAACAGCATCTATATTGGTCAATATCTGTTCTATTTGATTTCTATAATCCAATAGTTTATTGAGACTATCTTGTTTAGACATTTGCTGGTTCTCTTTGCTTGAGTTTAATCAACTTATGCTTGGTTTTCCAAACACCGGTTTCTTTGTTCTGAATATCCCCGCCCATATAAATATGGCAAAAACCTTGGCTCTTGTCAAGTCCCCAAGCAAGAATTCCATTCTTATCAAGACCTTCCACAACAAAGCGACCTCTGTACCCCATAGGAATAAATTCACCTTTGCTTACAAAATATGGGCCACCACCAACCTTTATTCTATCTCCTTTCACTAGTTCACGCCAATTGATATTATGGATAATCTTAGTGTTTTTGGCCTCTTTGCTTTTGGGCTTGAACACAAAAACATAGTTGCATTTTGAGCAACAATAGGCACGCGGGCCTGTTTCGTTGGAACATTTCGGACAAGTCTTTTTACCTTTTGGCATCGCTGTCTCCTGTGATTGAGTAGTGGATACGTTCTAAGTATAGCATACTAATCGGTCTTGTCAAGAGGGTTTCTTTAAGAATTTCTATGAGCCTCACAAAGAGTTGTAATCCAACCACCCTTATTTGGTTCTCCTTTATTTCCACAAACTTCACAAATTTTGTATGAAATTGCTTCTGCCATGCTTACCAATCCCTCTACATAATCGTCGCCACCACTAAAATAGACTCTTAATCCACCATACTTTTCTTTTATCTGATCAAATTTTACAGGAAAATACTCTGGTTCTTGTTTAAGTTTTTCTGGATCGTTTTCTTCAAGATATTTTTTTGTCCATGCTTTATTATTTTCGTGCTGTTTTATCATCCAACAAAGAGATGCTAATATTTCGTACCACCCATTATTGCAGTCGCACCCCCATGCCATACAACTATACTGTATACCTTTATCTTTATTAGTAAAGAACTGAGGATATTTTTCATAAAGTTTGTTTTGTAGTTCAGCGTCCATTAGTCATGCTCATATTCTTCTGTTTCTATTCCATCTCTAGAGACAGTAACCATAACATGATCACCAAACATATCTCGCAGAGTATCGCTGTTGATTAACTGAAGAAAATCAACAATATCTCTAACCATTTTGGTCTGTTCTTTTATTTCGTCTGGATCGGCCTCTTCTATTTCTTTAATTTTTGCTTCATTATATTCTTTACGCCAAGACGATTCATACTTGTCATTTTTACTATCTTCAATTTCTTTAAGAAGTTTCTTTATGGTTTTTTCTTTGTTGTTCACATGATCTAGCAAAGTTTCCATTTCGCAAGGATAAACAGACTCACTATCTCCATTGATATAAACAGACTCCGTATATGCACCAAAGGTACACTCGCTCCCATCATTAAAATAAGGAGTATATTGAGCCCATGCGAAACTATTTAGATCTGGATATTGGTTAAACAGTTCCTTAACTCCGGTCTTAAAAGTCTTTTTACTTTCTTTAATCATCTGATCACGGAGTTTATCCATCTCTCTATTAAGTTCTCTCATCCTTTTTGCTAGTGATTTGCTTACCATATTTTCCTCAATCTAGATTAATAAATTTTTTAACTTTAGTTTTCTCTATTTTCTTAAAGGAAGAAGGAACACCCTCCTTACCATTATTCATCCAGTTTTTAATTTCCATTTCTTGTAAATAATCCTGAGCGGTTGGAATAAACTTCATCCCAAAATCCTCAAGAATATGCTGTTCACCAATATCACGAACACTAACTTCTCGTCCATCACTATTGATTATAACCGGCCCAAAGATTTTTTCAAGTGGGCCATCTGCACTTATAAACCAACTGTTATGGGTGAGTGTTCGGTGGCGGTTGTCTCCAATAACACCCTTACTACTATCCATTAGATTATGAATACTCATATAATCTTCTGGTTGTCCACCAAACTTCTTAGCACTATTTTTTGCGTGAATCCAAGGCTTGCTCATTTTTTATTCCATCAACTATTTTAAGTTCGCCGGGACTATAATGACAAAAATAACTACTATGAATTTTACGCTTAGTTAGATTATCTTCTTCTATCTCTGTATAAATATTTATTCTATAACGATTGTCCCACACATTAATAATTTTTGTCATAAGATGATGCTTAGGCTTATCAATTTGTTTAAATAGTAGACTCTCGATTTCAAGATTCATTTGTGTTACTTTCATTAAATATTTTTTCGATGTTAGTGATTAGCACCAAACGATCATCTCCACGATTGTCACTGATATAATAAGTATCACAAACAAATTCGTCTCCAGTATCAGCATCGTGAACTAATACTGGCTTATTCCAATCAAAAGTACCAATAGCATTAATATTGTTTGCTCTTTCGTAAAGAAAGTTGTAAAGATCAAGCCAAGTCATTTTATTCATCTGGCCCTCCTGTTAGCCCTATCAAGAATACGAATTGTTTGAGTAGCATTACTAGGAACCATAACAAGACTAGGAGCAGTTTTATGTCCCCAATCCATAAATCCAACTGCTTTTGATTCTGATGAACAACTAAGACAAGTTGCTCGTCGGTTAGTTTCAATCAAAAATTCTGCTCGTCCCGCCGGAATAACACTTTGACAATAAATACAGATCATAGCATCCTCCTTTGCTTGGATTATACCACAACCATCGGCGTTGTCAATAACGAATCTTTAACTATTCTTCATCAGACGAAGCGGTATTTGCTGTATAAGTTCCATCGTCAAAACTCACAATGTTATCCTCTACTATCATTTCGTATATACATTTTCTCAGTTCTATTTGATCAACTGGCTTGAATGGAGAACTAGCATTAAATTTTGAAACAATACTATCAAACGATAATGTGTCATCGATCAATATCTCATATATTCGTAATTTATATTCTATTCTCTTTTCTGCTGCTAGACTTAGTTTATTCTTTTTGTGAATCTCAAATGCCATAGTCAAAAATGATACTATAACGCCACCAATCGTAGCAAATATTGCTGCTAATGAAGATAAATTATCCAGTGACATACTCATAAGCCCCATATTGGTTAATTATTGTTTTATCCACATGAAATATACACCCATCATTATTTTCAAATACGTTATCCAGAACACTCCAATATATATTAGTTAATCCAACAGCGTGTAATATTTTGTTGCAATTATCGCAAGGCTTGCTTCCTAAAATTAGTCCCTTTCGATTAATACGCATAACAACAATTGACCAATTAGAATCAATGGTATTATACCTATCCAACAGTTTAGAAATAAGATGAGATTCAGCATGAACAAATGGGAATTCCTTATATTTAGGCAAATTAAATTGTTCACCAATTCTGTATGCTCTTGCATTAGTTTTAATTGGATTGTTAGCACTAAATGCTATCATCTTTTTACCATCAAATGCCGCAGCATAATGGTAGCATCTAATTAGTCTCGTCGGATTCCAATTGTTGTATGCTTTGCGAATTGTTTTCGTTATTATTTTCATTATTTTCCAAAGTTCTATGATAAATATCATCCTCCATACCATCTGGATAATCTTTAATTGATGGCAAAGGCGTCAAATTAACTGTTTTATTTTGCGGAGAATCCGTTAGTCTTATTCTTTTGGGCTCTTTCATAGAATAAATTCCTTATTTAGATGCTAGCATATATAGTCCTACATTTGCAAATGCGTAACCAATATAGGTGATAAGCATACCAATATTTTGGTGAATTATATATTGTTCTAAAGCCACATATAGGTATATGCAACCTGTTAATGCTATTAACCAACCACTCATACTATTACTCCTTTTATTAGTTCTTCGTGATTGGCAATAGCCAAATCCTTCATTTTCAATTCCATATCAACATCAAAATCTAATCCATAAGTTTCAAACGAAGTTTCTGTATAATCAGCATGAGCCCTTGGATTATTTCCTGGGCGACTTTCACTATAATGAAAAAGAGGCTTGTAGCCATGCCATGTATTGTAACACATTTTAAGTGCTGTTTCTTCATCTAATTCATTAGGATTGCATTTGTGATGAAGATAATCAAAAGTGATGGGAATATTGGTAACAGGATGAAATATATTAACAAGTTCGTCTACACTCCAGCAGTTAATTTTGTCATCATTCTCAATAACCAATCTAGCCCTACAATTAGGATCAAGACGATTAAAATTTTGCATAAATCTTTCAATGATTTCAGAGTGTGTTCCATTTTTGTTATGCACATGAAGATTCATCGGATTATTATAGTTTGCTTCGCAGCCGATTCTATCGAAGAAACTACTGTAAAAATTTAGTTCGGTAATAGTTTTATCCACCGCTCTGCTATTAGTCGAAGCAAGAACATTAAATTCACTAGGATGACAAGTAACACGAACACTGGTTCTCTTGATAGTCTGTTCAATATTGTCAAACTCATTCTGAATAAGGTCATAGTTAGGCAAATCTTCTAGAGAAACATTGGCTTCATCAAAAGTAATTAGTGGGAAAATATCACTACTGACACGATAAACATAGTTGTGTTCAGCACAAAATTCTATAGTCTTATCGGTTGTTATAAGATTATTATGAATTCTACTACCAAGGATCTCTAATGCTTCTTCTCGTGGCAAACTAGAAAAACGCTTGTAGGTCATAGTCTGAAAACTAAAACCTTGTTCTTTTAGAGTCAAAGAGATACAGCACAAGCCAAAACGCATAAAACCTCCGATGGTAGCACCATTATAACTCAAGATCGTCAAAAGTCAACTCGTAACTTTAAAGGATATCGTCATGATCTTTTTCAACAAAAACTTTAGGAATAAATATATTGGTATTTTTTTTGCATATCTCTTTATATACTCTAAAATCGCCACATCTATATCCAGACCAATTTTCTATATAATCTTTGTGAAACATCACATTTGTAGTGTCTATATTTGATAAAATAGGAAAACCACGCCAATTTGATGGATTTATTTCATAGTTTTTGGTTATGATTTGCCAAATAATATTTTCTTTATTCGCAAAAAAAACTGAACATTCTTCAAACATAGAACTACTTGTTAAAACATCACCATTGTCTAAATATAATATATATCCATCTTGTGAGTAATAATGAAGTATATTAAAATAAATATTTGGAATAAATAATTTGCCGTATATATTTTTATTACTATTAGTGCAATTAGAATCTATTTCCTGGGTTTTATTTCCTGGATCAAGCCCCGATGAATCAATATAAATAAATTTACATCTAGGATATTTTGATCGGATAGATAAAAATAATTCTAGATTATCTACGGACACTATAATTTTATAGTGTTGATATGTTTGATTAAAAATGCTATTAATAGTTTTATCAAACTTATCTATATTTTCATGAAGTCTGACCAGAATATTTATCATCTATTTCTTCTGAACTATAAATTTTTACTAAAGTGTATTCGATATTAGGGAAATGTAATTTAAAATTTTCGATTGCATTATCAGATGAGAATCCATTAAATATTTGATTAAAAAGTATAGTTTGTTTACTTTTGTCAGTATTTTTATATACCTGTGCTGTTATATTAAATAATTTCATATAATCCAATCTTTTTCAAGACCTCCTAAAGATGCTCCTATAATTGGAAACTGTTCAATAAAAATCTGTTTACATTTTTTTGCTATTGTAATGTGTTCTTTTTGAGTTCCATGTTTTTCTCTTAATGCGATATAAGTTATCCACGATCTTAAACTTCCGCTCATATAAAGTCGCGTAGGAGTAGCCAATGGTAAAACAAATCTTGCACATTCTTTCGCTACCCCATCTTTAATCATACCATCATAAATTGCTTTGGCTTTAGAAAAATGTTCTCTTATTTGAGTATTCCATTTTACTATCGTCTCTTGCTCTATATCGTCGATACTATTTTGTCTATTCTTATTGTCTTGGCGTCGTAATTCAAAAACTGGTATTTCTTCTGCTAACAAACCGGTATCGGCGTATCTTTGACTAAATTCTTGAAAAGTAAAACTCCTATGCCTAAGTATTTGGGCAGCAAGACCTCTTGTGGTATTAATTTCCAATGTAAGAAAAGCCATTTCAAAAATCGACCAATGTTTATGGTCTATACAATACTTTAAAAGTTTTGCATAATTATCATTGTCTTGATTATTCGGATTACTCACTCTTGCACAATAGGCTATATTTTTTTCTGCATCTGGTGTAACGCTTACTAATTTTACATTCATATTAATAATCCGATGTTGTAAATTTTTTAGTTTCTTGATTTTCTCGATATTGTTGCTGATGATCTATGTATTTATCATTAGTCATATGGTTAAAAATTGCGGTTGCAACTTTACTTACGCTCAAAGCAACTCCAGTAACATTTGGATCATCATCTTTACTCCAGTAATAACTTGCTCCATTCTCTGTGTCGTCTTTTTCTTTGATGATAGAATATCCCCAAGTTTTGGCCCAACTCTTAATTTCTGTAATTTTGAACATATATTATTTTTGTAAGTATTCTTGTGCTAAAAAATGTTTTTTGTGTTCAAATCCAGCAGCAAACCCTTCCATATATAATTTTTTCATTACGCTAACGTGTTGTTTATTTGAATTAATATACTCTAAATTATTTGCTACCCAAATATGGTAACTTTTTTCTTCATCGCACATAGTTTGGTCTTTATCATTACACATCATTTTTTTACTTTCTCGGTATTGTATTTATTAAATATCTTGTTTATACCAGCCAAAACAACAGAACAGGTTATATTAATTAATTCATTATCATCATTATCTGTAATGTATGCTTGAATTTCGTCAAATAATACATCATCACAATAGCCTTTATCTTGTATATATTTTATTGTAGGTTTAATTTTGTTCCTATTATTATATAAAAATTTGTCTATTTCTTGTTTGTATTTTATGTTTGAAGCATATAAAGCATGGGCGAGTTCGTGTCGTAGGGTGCTATTATTTTGTGCTCCTATAATATAGAAATCATCGTTACGATATCTAAATAATTCTATTAGTCTTTGTTCCTCTGTTGTTAGAGGATCAAATAATCCATCTTTAAAAGGTGATAAAATTTTACTAGGAATATTAAATCCTATCCAATGTAAATGATAAGAATTTGAGCCGTAAGTTTCGGAATACCAACGCCTTAACTGACCTTGTGTAAATATTTTGCCTTTAAAATCTTTACTAGGACTTTCATAGTGTTCTTGAAAACGCATAAATGTTAGACCCAATTCTTCCTGAGAATCCGCCCAAACCCAAACACTATTATATGGTTGTTTTTTACAATTAAGCATCATTTACTCCACACATAACATCTTGACCCTTATCCATATAAGCATCATAAGCCTGCTCAAGACTTTCTACAAGACGAAGTTTCCATATAGGAACAATATGTTGATCTGATATAGAATCATCCACAATCTCTATTAAGCATTGTAATGTTCTTTCGAAGCCTATTTTATTTATATATCTTTTATGCTTATTATTGTTTCTCATAAATTGGTAGATTTTTTTCGTTTTCGTTTAGCGGAAGGTCTTGTTTAGTTTGACCAGAACTGTAGTCCATGTATTTAAAATTAGCCCTGCACTGGTCAATAGCGTCGTATACCGATTGATTAAGTAGGGCATGGTTCTTCAAACTGCGTTCCAAGGATGAGCGTATATTACACAATACTCTCGTCAATTGAGCATTTTTTTGTTCAATTTCACGAATTGATCGGTCTTTTTCTTCCAAACTATTTTGAATGATTGACAGTGCTGTGATAGTATTCATAGAATCTCCCTTGGTTGAGCCTAGTATATCCTATCGTCAGCACGTTGTCAAATCTTTAAAAAATCAATTAATATTGATCTTTTTCGTTTTTGGTTTAGGTTCTTCTTTATTTTTTAATTGATTATTTTCTTTTATTAAGCCATTAATATAATTTATCTATGTCCATTCTTTTTTCAATTTATCTAGAGTTAGATTTACCAAGCCGTCATCATAAAAACAGTCATATTCTAGTGTCGTCATTTCATGATATTTTTCTGGCCAAATTTTATTTAGAACATTCATAACGGTTTGTCCATATCTTAATTCAAAAACATGGTTATTGTACGTTTGATCTACGATTTTTAAAAATTCATCAAACTGTATCATCTAGGTTATCCTCTTCAAGAATTACTGGATAGTTTTCGTCTACCAACCACTGTTGTAACGATTTGTCAGATTTTAAAATGGTTTTTTTATTTGGTTCTTTTTTTGGTTCATAATGTTCGTTTGAATATAAAATATCTGCCAGTGTAGAAATTATTATTAATAGTGATAGAAGAACTATTAGTAATATAATATATGTACCTACAGATGCGTTCATTCTATTTCATACCATTCTGGAAATTCCAATAAATAGATTTCACCAAATGGTTCATTATCACCGTTAATAGCATTTCCTAATATCGGTAATTCATTATTTTGTGACATAATAATCAATTGTTGGTTAATAGATTATCAAATATATAAGTAAAAATATTATTTAAAAATATTTCGCTATTCGTCATGTAATCATCAAAACAATTGTATAGATATATTTTTGCTTTTTGTTTTGATAATAATATTTGTTCTTGATGATTGTTATTAAGTATATACTCATATAAACTAGTCGTATCATCTATAGAAGAAATAAAATAATATTTTTTCATCTCATCGGTATCAAAAAATTGAGTAGAAGATGAGTCTGGTTCGATATAAACAGGAATCGAGTTCGATAGTATCTGCCAATATAGTCTACTATAACATAAAGTATTTCCATCTATATTAACTAATACTTTATATTTTAGCTGATCTTCTATACTCATATAAGTTTGATCAATTATATTAACTATATTGGGAAATATTTTAGACCATTCATCTAATGACCCCTGAAGTAAACTTGTTATTTTAGCATAGGTGTTTGGCTTATTTTGCATAGATAAACAATACCGAATTCTTTTATTGCATTCCATCTGTCCTGTTGAACTGCCAGCAAAACACGAGCCGGTAATTTTTTGATCAAATTCTATATCATAATGAATTGTTTGACCTAAAAGTGTTTTAAATAGACCAGTAAAAAAATCGACATTAGGAATTAGAATGTCTGGCAGATATTTCTTTTTCGCAAAAGAAATAATTGGTATATTTATGTTTGTATATTTTTGATTAGAGTCTCCCAGGTGAACTAAAAAAGAAATTTTTTTGTTTGGCGATTTAGAATAGAAATATTTTTGTATATATGGCAATATATAATTTATTCTAATTTTTATAACTTGGGATGCTTCAGGGTGAATAAAAAAATGTATATTGTTTAGATCATACTCAAATAGCACTTTCTCTGTGTCTGTAAAATCATAATTATTGACAGAGAAATTAAGATTATATCCTGTATATTTTTGATCTAAAAGAATTTTTTCTATTGTATTATTCATAGATCGTTTTTTGAAATTCTGTAGTATCGTTTTTCAATGTTTTCTATTCTATCGTCCAATAATTTGAGTTGTTGCTCAGAAATAAGCTCGGTTAAAATTAATCTATTTACAGAATTATTCATAGTTTTAATATTCTTGTTAGCATAATAATTAGCAGATAATAGTAAGCCGATAGTAAAATAAGCTATCAAGATCAATACAAAATTTATATTGTCATTTTTCATTTAAGTCCACCGTTACTTCTGCACCATCAAATACCCAATGATCCATATAATCTCTGGGATTTGTTAATATTGGTTTATTTACAATTTTGAAATGCACATCAAAAATACCACTTAGTCCTTGATTTTGATAGAGATACTTTATAATAGCATCCTTCACATCATTTTCATTTAAAGTAACGTGTGCTTTATTATTTACTTTCATTAGTAATCTCTTTTAATTTCTTTGTAATATTATCTATAGTTTTAATTACTGGTGCGGTCAAGGCGTAATCTTTCTTATAGGACTGTAGTGCATCCATAATTTTCCATGCTTCGTTTTTAGTTATATCTATTTGCATCTTTGTTCCACATTATTCCTTCGTATTTGAATGGTGGATTAGTATTGGGCCAATATTGTTTTTTATCACTATTTTTATAGTATAGTGCAAAACTTAATCGTTCCAACTCTTCTACTCTTTTAATCAATTCTTTGACTCTTTGTTCAAGATTAACTAAAGAATCTATAACAATATCAATCTTTTGTTTAATGGGTTTCTTCTTTTTTGTAGTTTTCTTTTTCATTTCCATTCGTTCCTATAAATTCCGGGTTTTAATCTTGGTTCATAAGGCTTGACTGTCCATCCCATCATCATCAAATCAAGACGAATTTCGTCTGTAACAACACTTTCATTACCAGAACAATACCAATCCATATAATCGCCACTTTTTAGTATATCCGCAATTATTGCTCCTGCCATTCTCCATGAGCAAGTCCATTCGTTATCACCATAAAAGAAACGATTATTACATAAAGCACCGTATAAATCTCTACAGTAGAGTGGGCCATTAACACACTTTGCTACAATACGTTCGTTATTAAGAAGATCATATTCTAGATCTGGTTTATTAAAACTATCGTTCAAGTCCATAGTGAACTCCTAATTTTAACTAATTCAACTAGCATTTTTGTGTCCTCTTTATCGTAATCGTCTTCCATCTTGGCTATTTTACGATAATAGTATTTTCCATCTTTTTCTTTTGTATAGATAGTGTGTGGGTCAACTCTATATTCACGATCCAGCCACCAATTGTAAAGTTCTAAAATCTTTACTGAATCTTTTGCTTGTGCTGTTGGTTTGTTATAATCCTCATCATCTGGATTAAAGCCATATTCTTCATTCAATTTTTGTTGACCCGCCCACTTTAGGTAGTCCAATCCTGCTTCCCTACATCGTCCTTTAACAAACTTATATTGTTTATCTTTGTGTGCTTTCATCAAATGGGCTTGTTCGCTCTCCACAAAAAGAACCAACTCATTAAAAAGACCGTTCAGAATTCTCCAATCCAGATCATAATAAGTCCCCGGCTTGAGTCCAGTGCGAATATAATGAAGTTTATCAATATAACGATTACGCACATAGATTTCTATGGTATAGAAAACGTCCAGTGGAAAGTTCACAATATCCTGCAAAAAATCCAATCCCTCTTCAGCAAGCCAATATCTGAAAGGGCTATGTTTTTTAATATTTTTTCGCCAAGTATCCCACTCTTCTAGTCCTAATGCGAAAGGTTTATTTGTTCCTCTAATCCAATCAGCAAATCTAGAACAACTCCAGTAATGAAATCTGGCTCTTTTATTTAGTTTAAGCATTTTTTACCAATTCTTGTATAATTTTTTGTGCTATATTTATTCCTGTTAGAATTTGACTAGTCTCAAATGTGGGTCTTTCATTGGATTCTAAAAAATAATATTTATCATTTGTAGAATCTTTAATAATATCAATTCCAACATAATCAAACTTTATGTGCTGTGACACAGATTCTGCTATATTATAGATTTTATCTAGTATGGATGTATTATTTTCTTTAATAGCAAAACTTCCGGTAGCAATATTATTTGTGGCTTGACCGACTTTGCCCAATCTTTTTATAGCGCTAACTGCTTTTCCTCCAATAACAACAACACGCCAATCTCCATCATTTGGTATATATGGCTGGAAAATATAGTTGCTTGGAGCATTATTTATAACAGTTTTATCTTCAAACAAAAATACTCCCTTGCCGCAAGAACTATCTATTGGTTTAGCAATAAACGGTGCTGAGAGGCCAGTTATATTTTCTTTTGTGTGTGTTGATATTGTTATAGATTCATCAAATTCTTTAACTTTGTTTTGCTGAAATAATTTGTTTCCAATCAAAGTATTTTTATATGGAATACTATTTAGAAACCTTTTGCAATTAATTCTGCTGACTAAGTTATGTAACAATTCACTACCAAAACTAGTATGCAATACCATGACGTAATCATCTATTGATACCTTTTCATATAATTTCTCAAATGAATCGTCGTATTTTTGATGATAAAACGGGATAACTTCGTATCCAATATTCAATGCCTCTTGATACAAGGATAGAAGATTTTCGTCATGT